GCCGCGCTGGAGGCGCGGCGAAAGCGAGACGAGGAGTACGCCCGGGCGCAAGCCGCGGTGCGGCGCCGCCGCGAGGCCGAGGCGCGAGCGCGCTACGCTGCCCGACAGGAGGAACGACGAGTGAGGAGGCAAGCATGAGCGCCGCATATCTACCCGCCCAGGATGCTCGGCGGATCGCCGCCGACCTGATCCCGGCCCACCATCCCCACCTGGAGGACGCGCCGCTGCGGTACGTGCTGCGGGAGCCGCCGGCCAAGAAGAACAACCGGGCTCGCCTGGGCGTGGCCCGCGTGGTGTCCGGGCTGGGCGCCTACTTCGCAGGCATCACCACCGCCCTGTCCGGCCGCCCCTCGGTGGGGCCCTTCGGCGTGGTGGAGCTGGCGGCGACGCACTGGAATGAACTGCTGAACGATTCGCAGAGGCGGGCGCTGGTGGACCACGAGCTGTGCCACTTCGCCTACGACGGCGAGCGATTGACGATCATGGGGCACGACGTCGAGGAGTTCGAGGCGGTGATCCGGCGTCACGGGCTGTGGTCCACCGACCTGTTCGACCTGGTATCGGCGGGGGCCGACCAGCTGCGCCTCGAGGAGCCGCTGACGTGATCCGGCTGCTGGACCGCCTGGCCGTGTGGTGGCTGTGGCACCGCCGGGGCCACTCGGGTTCGTGGGTCGGCCGGTCGATCAGCCGGCCGATGGTGGTGGACGACCTGGCCGAATGACGCCCGACCCTCTAGCCCTGCTGGTGGCGCTGTTCGCCGCCTACCGCCTGACCCGGTTGATCGTTCGAGACGCCTTCCCCCCGGTAAAGGCCGCTCGGGACTGGGTGCTGCACCGCTGGCCGTCGGCCGACGCCGAGTTCTTCGAGGACGACGTGGTGGTGGACGATCCCGACGCTCCCGAGGATGGCCGGCTGGCGGGGACCGGGGTGGCGCTGTTCCTGGCCGACGAGGGGCGCTGGCTGGCGCGCCGTCCGCACTGGCTGGGCGAGCTGGTCAGCTGCGCCTGGTGCGCCGGCGCCTACGTGTCGGCGGGGGTGGCGGCCCTGGTGCCCGGGGTGACCTGGCCCTGGGGCTGGCTGTTGGTCAGCCTGGCCCTGTCGGCCGGCGTCGGCCTCATCTCCGCCCGGTGGGAGCGGTGACCACAAAGCAGCTGTACGAGCGGCTGGCGCAGCTGGGGGCACCGCAGGCGCTGCTACCGCTACGTCGAGCCGTGGAGGTTCTGGCGGCCTTTTACGACGTGGCAACGGGTCCGATAGTGAGGGCGGTGGCCGACGCTGTGGCGGGTGAGTGGAGGGCGCTGTCCATTTACGGGATCAAGCCACCGGACGAATCCGCCTTCTGGAGCTGGCCGCGGGGTCGAACGTTGTCCGACCTGGCGTCGTATCGAGCCAGGGCAATCTGTACCCAGGCGGCTCACCTGGTGGCCGAGTGAGCTGGTTCGAGAGCCAGCGGGACGCCTGGCGCCGGGTGCCGGTGGACGACCTGGGCTACCTGGACGCCGCAGACCTCGTGACGATGTCCGATGCCGAGCTTTGGGCCTTGGTCGACGAGGCCTGGTGCGCCCGCTACGGGGGCTGGCGCAACCAGGGCGACGCCTGGGTGCGGGGCCTGAACCTGGACGCCTCCGGCCGAACCGTGCTGGACTTCGGCTGCGGCCTGGGTTTGGACGCCGCCCGGCTGGGGCTGTCCGGCAACCGGGTGGTGCTGGCTGACCTCAATCCCGAGACGCTCAGGCTGGCCGACCGGGTGATGTCCCTCCTGGGCGTCGGCGCCACGGTGGCGGGCCTGGTTAAGGTGTCGGGCGACTGGCCTTACGTCACCCCTCCAGTCCCGGTCGACTCGGTGCTGTTCTCGGGGGTGCTGCACCACCTGCCCTACGCCCCCTCGGTAGTCCGCAGGGCGGCGCAGCTGGTGGGGTCGGGGGGCGAGCTGCGCGCCATGGTCTACGGCAGGACTGCCGCCGAGCGGCACGGGGCCGACTTCGTGCGGGCCATGGATGCGGTGGGGGAGTTCGCCGACTGGTACGACGCCGACCGGCTGCGCTCCTGGTTCGGGGCCTGGGTCGAGGTGGTGGAGGTGGTGTCCATCGGAGACGGCTCCTACCTGACCGTGCACATGGTCGCCCGCTGAGGTCGCGAAACATTCTGTCTAAGGTGAGTTGACGAGCGGCCCCGGGTGTGCTACTCTGTCTGTTATGGGGAACGACGGGACCAAACCCCCCGGAAAGGAAGCCGCCATGACCACCGACTGGAGGGCGGACGCTGAGAAGCGCCGCCGATTCGACGACTACTTCATCGACCTGACCCCTGACATCGACGATGCTCGGCTCAGCTGGGATGCTCGCCGGTTGCGGTTGGACGCAGCCCGATGCGAGGCCGCCCGGCGGAACGCGATTCAATTCGGGACCGACCCGAGCTGGTACGGGCGATGACCCGCCACCCGGAGATCGACGTGCAGATCATCGGCCAGGACGGCAACGCTTTCCACGTTCTCGGGAAGGTCAACCGGGCTCTCAAGCGGGCCGGTCTCTCCGACGAGGAACGGGCCGAGTTCATGGCCGAGGCGACCAGCGGGGACTACGACCACCTCCTCGCCACCGTCATGGCCTGGGTCGAGGTCTGGTAATGACGACGTGGGTCTACGACGACGGCGGCCGGGCGGCCGCCGGGTTCCGGGGTGTGACGGGCGACTGCGTGGTCCGAGCCGTCGCCATTGCCACCCAGCTGCCCTACCAGCGCGTGTATGACGACTTGAACGCCCTGGGGCTGGCGGCCTGGGAGGGCCGATCGGCACGCCAGCGGGGCCATGACGCGCGATCAAGCCGGCGGCGATCGCAGTCTCGAACCGGGGTCGAGCGGGCGGTGTACGAGCCCTATCTGGCCCACTTGGGGTTTCGCTGGACCCCGACCATGAGCATCGGAGCCGGCACCACCGTGCACCTGCGGGCCGACGAGCTACTCCCCGGTCGGCTGGTGGTGGCAGTCTCCGGGCACCTGGTGGCGGTGGTGGACGGCGTGGTGCACGACCTGGATGACCCGTCTCGAGGCGGTACCCGCTGCGTCTACGGCTACTACCGGAGGGAGCCATGAGACGGTCCGCCCCCCGGTCTGTGAACGGCGACGGAGACCGTTGTTGGTGGTGCCACTGTCGGATTGACGAGGATGACCCCTACCGCGGCGACGCCCCCGAGCTGGGGCTGCCAGCCGGCTGCGGCGTGGTGGTCTGCACCCCCGCCTGTCCTGCTCGGCCCCCCGGGGTCCGTGTCTGGCGCCGGGTGCGCGGCCTGGCCGTCGCCCCCTAGCGGTCCCCCCTACCATCCCGGTCGTGACCCTGGTCGGGGACCATCGCCGCCGCCGCCCTTCGGCCCTCACCGCCGCCTCCGCCCCGGCGGTGGTCGAGCGCGGGACCATACGGATGCCCACCCTCATGCTGGCGGACGACGAGAAGCTCTGGTCGTTCTACCGCACCCTGGCGGAGGTACACAACCCCATGCAGTTCAAGCGCGACGCCGCCATCCGCGCCCGCTTCCTGCCCGCCCAGCTGTCGGAGCCGGGGAACGACCCCGAGCCGACTGACGACCCCGGCGCCCTGGAGGCGTTCGAGGTGCTGGACGGGGGGCGGGGGCGCATAGCGGAAGCGGTGGGGGACTGCGTGGTGCACCTGGACGTCACCGGCATCGGCTGGCCGGTCTACCAGGTGCGCCAGAAGGCCGGTGGGCCCGACGAGGACCAGCTGGTGGTCTACGGCACCCAGGAGGTGAAGCGGGCGACCCAGGGCCGGCTGGAGCTGGTGACCGAGAACGGTACGCGCCGGGCCGACCTCTGGCAGGTGGACCAGGCCAAGGGCGACCTGGTCGCCACCATCTGGCGCCCCTCGCCCCACAACCGGCGCCAGCCCGACTCGCCCCTGCGGGCGGTGGCGAACGAGTGCGAGGAGTTGCTGGCCCTGTCTCGGCAGGTGCGGGCCGCCGCCTGGTCGCAGCTGCACGCCGGCATCCTGGTCGTTCCCGAGGAGACCCGGATGCCCCCGCCGCTGGCGCCCCCCCAGCCGGGTCAGCTGCCCAAGGACCCGTTCGTCGAGGACATGATGCGCGGCCTGACCGCTCCCATCTCCGACCATGCCTCCACGGCATCGGTCCAGCCCTACGTCATGTTCGTGCCGGGCGAGTTCTCCGACCGAGTTCGGTGGATCGACATCGGCCGACGGACCACGCCCGAGGACCTGGCGCTCCGGGAGGAGCTGCGCACCCGCATCGTCATCGGGGTCAACCTGCCCCCCGAGATGATCGAGGGCCTGGGGGGCAGCAAGTACTGGAACGCCCAGCTGATCGACGCCACCGCCTACCGCCAGCACTTCGACCCGGTGGTGCTGCTGGTGCTGGACGGCCTGACCCGACAGATATTCCAGCCGCTGCTCCGGCAGCGCCGGGTGGCCGACCCCGAGCGGTTCGTCCTGTGGCGGGACATCTCGGAGCTGACCACCTCGCCCAACCGGGTGGGCGACGCCGTGCTCCTGTTCGATCGGGGCATCATCGGCGCCCCGCCCGTGCGTCGGGTGGCCGGGTATGACGAGACCGACAAGCCCGGCGGGGATGAGAGCCCGGGGCCGGCGGGGCCGGTGGCCGAGCCCGAGGCGCCGCCGCGGGGGGGCCCGCCCGCAGCCCCGCCCAGCCCCGGGCCGGCGGTGGCGGCCGGCATGAAGTTCTCTGAATTCCAGCGGACTGATTCCCGCGCGTTAGCCCGCGCGGGAACTCGGCTGGCCGACATCGACTCCGGCCTGCTGCTGCGCCTGACCTCGGCCTCGCGAGACGCCAGTAACCGCGCGCTAGACCGCGCGGGAGCCCGGCTGCGCAACCGGGCCCGGTCCGACCGCAACCTGACCGCCGTGCTGGAAGGGGCGGAGAATCGGGAGGTGGGGCTGCGCCTGGGCAGGGGGGTGGTGGTCGACCGGCTGCAGGTGTCAGAGCAGGACCTGGTGACCGAGGCGGACTTCGCCGACTTGCGCGAGGACGCCACCCGCCGGTTGGACCGGGCGGTGGAGCAGGCGGCCGTCGAGGCGGCGGCGCTGGGCACCGAGCCGGTTCGCAACGCTGGCGAGGAAAGGTCGGCGGTGGATCGAGCGGCGGAGTTGCTGGTGGCGGCACTGCTGGCCGCCACCGTGGCGCGCCTGTTCACGGCCGGTCCCGAGGCCGATCCGGCGGAGACGGGGGAGGTGGGGGAGGCCGGCGCCCCGCCCGGCCGGGTGGTGTTGGACACCATGACGGTGGCCGGCGGTGGGGCCGTCGGGGCGGTGCCCAGCGGGCCCGGCTACGAGGCCGGGGTGGGGAACGGGCCCCGGTCCGTGGGCTGGCTGCGGGCGGGCGGGGTGGTGACCGCCGCCTATCGCTGGCGGTACGGCGACCGCAGCGCCCGGGCCACCAACTTCGAGCCGCACCTGGTGCTGGATGCGATCGAGTTCGACCGCTGGGACGACCCGACCCTGCGCGTGGTCGGCGCCTTCCCGCGCGGGCCCGGCTACCACCCCGGCGATCACAAGGGCTGTCTGTGCGGGTTCGAGCGGGTGCTGTGGCGAACCTGATGCCTAAACGCTCAAGCAAGGCGACATTTGGCGTAGAAGTTCTACAAGCAATGTTGCACTGCGTGAGCGGTCAAGTACAGTTGCGCGGCTAGCCTCCGGCCGACGCCGAACCTACCCCATCGGCCGCCCCTCAACCACAGGGGGCCCGGGCTAACCGGGCCCCCGTCCCCTGACCCACCCGTGCCGTGCCGCCGCGGTACCCTGTCGCCGATGCCGCCTACCACGGTCGCGGAAACGATCGTCAGCCTGATCGTCGGCCACCTGGCCGCCGAGGCCCCGCCCCCGCCCGGTGTCGAGCCCAGCGCCGCCCCGCCCTTCCGGGCCTGGCTGGCGCCGGAGGGGGTGCCCACCGACGACGGCCGCTTCATGCTCCCCGGTTCGCTCTCCTGGCGCGACCCCCCTCTGCCCCTCATGTTCTCCGACCGCACCCTGCCCGGCCACCTGCTGGCCCACTACGTGGGGTCGCTGGTGGACCTGGACCGCCGCGAGGTTGACGGTGTGTCGTGGGTGACCGCCGTGGCCGACTACGACACCGACCCCGAGGGCGTGGAGGCGGCCCGCAACGCCGCCGAGGGCCGGGTGACCGGGATCAGCATCGACCTCGCCATTGTGCGGGCCCGGGCGCGCGAGGGCGACGCGCACATCAAGGAGGAGGCCGTACGGCTGGGCATCGAGGCCGGCCGGATCACCCTGGGGGCGATCACCGCCGCCGAGGAGGAGGACTGGCCCGAGGGCGTGTGGCTGGTGGTGGAGGAGGGCATCATCGTGGGCGCCACGCAGCTGCCCATGCCGGCCTTCGGCGAGGCCCGGGTGGAGCCCGACGCCCTGACCGCCGCCGCCACCCCGTTCGTGGACCTGCCGCTGTCCGAGAGGGAGCGGGCCTGGGACGCCGACGCCGCCCTGGGCCGGGTGCGCACCTGGGCCAGCCGGGACGGGGGTGACGCCGAGGCCATGAACTGGTCCCGCTACCGCCGGGCCTTCTTCTGGTACGACGCCGACGACCCCGAGGCCTTCGGCGCCTACAAGCTGCCGTTCGCCGACGTCATCGACGGCACCCTGACCGCCGTGTTCCGCGGCGTCTCCGCCGCCGCCGGCGTGCTGCGGGGCGGACGGGGCGGAGTGGACATACCTGCGGGAGATCGCGTCGCCGTCAACGCCCACGTGTGCCGCTACTACGCCAAGGCTCGGCGGGTGTACGAGGATGACGGCATCGAGTGCCCGCTGGAGCAGGCAGCCCTGCTGGCGGCCGACAGCGGCTGGTTCGACGATCCCGGCCTCACCGTGCCCACCCGGGCCAAGCGAGGCGCCGGCGGGCGCCTGGCGGGCCACGGAGCGGCCTGGGGCGCCTGCCTGGTTGGCCGGCACCCCTGCGTGCCGCCCCCGCGCAGCCGCACCGGCTACGCCCTGGCCGCCCGCGAGGCCGGTCCGGGGGGCCCGGCCGTGCCCATCTACTGGCGGGACGCCCCCGACCGACAGCGCCACGCCCCCCCGGCCCTGCACTGGTGGGAGGCCATCGACTGGTACGAGCGCAATTGCGAGGTGGCGGGGCTGGCGGCGGTGGGCGAGGACGAGCACGGCATCTGGTGCTCGGGCGGCTGCGGACCCCAGCTCGAGGGTCGGCACCTGTCGGGGGACTGGCGCCCCCACCCGGTGGGCCAGCGGGCGGGCTACGAACTGGTGGGGTGGTCGATCGTGGATCGGGCCGGCTTCCCGATCGCCGAGGCCATAGCGGCGGCCGACGCCGGCCTGGCGATCCTGGGCGCCGGCGAGGTCTGCGACTGCGGCGAGGACGAGGAGGACCCGCTGCGGGTCGAGGTGCGGGCGCTGGCCGAGCGGCTAGAGGGGGCCATCGCCTACGCCACCGGCGAGTACGAGCGATTCGGGGCCCGTCAGCGGGCCGACGCTGCCCTCCGGCGTCTCACAGGAACAGTCGGAGTGGACGGGCAATAGCACTCCCGTCGTCGAGAGTCGATTCCGCGAGTCGGCCATCGTCGGCCTCTCCTCAGTGAAGAACCAGCTTCCGTAGGGGGGGTCTAACTGGGCCAGCCAACCGGGCCGGTGGCCCCTCCGCAGGGTCGCCAGGGCGGCGCCGGGGCGGGTGACGCCCAACTGGTTCAACCGCAGCGCGGCCACCACCAGCTCCTCATCATCCGCCGTGTATGCGCGGTGGAGCCCGCTGCCCGGCCTGTCGTCCAACAGCCGGCTCATTCGCACCGCCAGGGCCCCGGTGGTGAGGGGCCGGTCGACGCGGCGGGCCACCCGCCGCGCCAGCTGTCGGAGGGGAAACGCTTCTTGCGTGTCGTACACGTGTGCTATTCTATAGCACGTGCGTACCATCGCAACGCCGGCCGACCGGGCCGCCCTCCGCATCGTGGAGGCGTGGGTCAAGGTGCACGGCTGGGCGCCGTCCTACCGGCAGCTGCTGACCCTGTTCGGGGTGCGGTCGGTGACGACGGTGGCCTGGCGGTTGCGCCGGCTGGAGACGCTGGGATGGATCGAGCGCAGCCCGGGCCAGCCCCGGGCGCTGCGGGTAACGGGGAACGACGGAGGAGGTCGTGATGGTCAATTGGACGGTTAGCACCCTGTTGCGACGGCTGCTGGAGGTGGTGGCCGACGAGTATGGGGTGGACAAGGGGGAGGTGCTGCGCAACCCCCGGATGCTGGACGCCCTGCCGGTGCCGGGCATCCAGGGCGTCCAGGGCGAGAAGTTCAGCATCACCGCCGCCGACCTGATCGGGCGGCTGCGGGATCGGGTGGTGCAGGAGACGATGCAGGGCTACCCGGCCAACCCGAAGGTGTCGATCAAGCCTAAACCGCGGCCCGTGTCGAAGAAGGACAAGCCCGAGTCGGAGGCGGTGACGTGACCACTGACGTGAGCGTTGCGGATCGAGTGCAGGGGTACCTGCGGGCAGGCGGGGAACTAGCCCGAGTCGAGGGCGAAGTTGGTGGTGGTATGCCTTGGCTGGCGTCGGCCCCGGCGGTGGCTCTGGACCGGGTGCGGTGGCGCATCGACTCCAAGGCGTTCAAGGGTCGGGACGGGTTCCGGGCCCGGTATGTGCCCTACCTGGACGCCGCCCTGGTCGCCGGGCTCATGGACGCCTGGGTGGGGCCGGGCAACTGGCGGGACCTGTACGAGGACGGGGTGCTGGCGGGCAAGCCCGTGCTGTGGTGCCACGTCGAGGTCCGGGTGTCCCCGGGCGAATGGGTGCGCAAGACCGACGTGGGCGTGACCCCGTCCGGCGAGGGCCGGCGAGGTCGGGGCGAGGGGCTGCGCGAGAAGGGAACGGTGAGCGATGCCTTCAAGCGGGCGGCGTGCCTGAAATGGGGGGCGGGGCGCAACGTCTACGACCTGCCCACGTTGTGGGGACCGGCAGAGGTGGCCGATAATGACCTGGACAAGCCCCGTGCGCCCGAGGGCGTGGCGACGGTACTGGTCCGACTGTTGAAAGAACGGGGGTTCGACACCACCGGCGTGCAGGTGGACGACGAGCCCGAGGAGCAGGAGACGGTGACCGACGCCGAGGCCGCCATGCGAGAGGTCAACGCCGCCAAGGCCCGGGTGCTGGAGGCCGCCCAGGGCGATACGGCACTCGCCAGGTCCGCTTGGGAGCGGGCGTCTGAGGACCCGTCCACCTCCACCTTTCGGGAAGTCGAGTTTCTGGCGCTCCAGCTGGTGGTGGCCGAGGTGCCGTTGTGATGATGCCTGCGGTCCCGGGCGGCGGCCCGGAAGTCCGAGACCGCCTGAGGCCCGGCCTGCTGCCCATCTTCGAGGCTATCGACGCCTCAATGCGGGTGGCGCCCGAGCCGCCCAGCCTGCCCGATCTGGACGGGGGAGAGCCCCGTTGGGCCGAGCTGGTGCGGGTCCGGGAGGCGCTGGCGGCGGTGATCCGCACGGCCACCGAGATGCGCCGGTTGGCCGACCGGGAGTTGGCCGCCGAGCTGGGGCCCGGCGGAGCGGCGCGTTACGGCGAGTTCGTATATCGCCCCCAGCCCCGTCGCAGCCTGCGGGCGGTGGACGAGCGGGCCTGGTGGGCGTTCCTGGTCGAGTTGCTGGGGGTGGTGCGCGCTCGTCGGGAGCGCACCGCGGGGCTGCTGTCCCGGCTGTATCGGGCGGCCGACGTGCGGCTGACGCCCCTGGCCGAGGTGGCGGAGCTGGCGGGCCAGCAGGAGCAAACGGTGCGGGATACCTTTTTCTACTGGGAAGAAGGGCCGCTCGAGGCGACGCCGGTGCCGCTGGACCGGGCCCCGAAATACCTGCAGAAATTGGCCGAGGGCGAGGCGCTGATCCGGCGCCTGGCCTGGCCGTCAAGCGTCGAGGGGGTCGGCCCCCGGGAAGCCGTCGGGGAAGTCGGCGACTCGGATGGTCCGCGCAGCGCAGCGGACTCCGACCCCCCCGGCGGCTAGGGTCGACCCGTGTCCGGCATCGCCAACCCCCGCTGGCTGAACCGCGGCGGCCGTTTCGCCCCGCGGCCCCCGGCGGTGCCCGACCCCCTGGCCGGACAGCGGGCCGACGCCATGCGGGTGGTGGCCGCGCTGGGCCACACCTGGGGGGCGCCCCACGACCGCCACGAGTGGCGAGCGGGGAGCGGTTGGCATTGCAGCTGCGGGGTCAAGGTGCGGCGGAACGGGGACGGCTACGAGGAGGTCCCGGGATGATGAACCTGCGCATCGGCGTGTACGGGCGGGCGGGCGGCGGCTATGCCGCCAGCGCGAGGGAGATCACGGTCGCCCGCGGCCTGGCTTGGCTCGAGTGGCGGGGCCACCGCTATCCGGCCCGCTCGGTCGAGGTGCGGGCGGGCGGCGGATACCTGCTGCCCCGCCTGCGCGGCGCGCCCGGCCTGTTCGCCGACCTGGACCCACACGACTACGCCGAGGGCTCCACGCCGGCCCTGATTGAACTCATCGCCTTGCCGGTTTTCGTGCTGGTGGGCCACGACGGCGAGCCGCTGGTGGACACCCCGGTCACCGTCGAGGAGTTCCCGCCGTGACCGTGGACGACCTGCCGTTCTCGAAGGCTCGCCAGATCGAGCGCTCCACCTCGGCCAGCCGTTGCCCGCGCACCGGCGAAGCCCTGCGCGCCTGCCGGTGCCCCAGCTGTACCGGACGCCGCAGCCGGGCCAAGGGCAAGGCCGCCCAGCGCACCGCTCGCAAGGCCGCCGGGGTACCGGTCGCCAGGTGGGCCGGGCGGATGGCGAATGAGGAGACCTGGCCGGGCCCGTTCCGGGCCGAAGTGAAGTCCGGCGCCCAGGTGCGGCCGGCCTGGACCGCCTACCTGCGGGCCGAGGCCCAGGCGGAGGCGGCCAAGGCCGAGGGGGACCCGCGGCCATTCGTGGCGGTGCTGATGCCGGAGGGCTACGGGACGGAGGGGTTGGTGCTGCTGCGCCTGTCCGCCTGGCGCGCGCTGGACCTGGGACGATTGCCCGATGCGAATAGTTGAACCGGCTTACGAGCGGGTGCCGATAGAACGGTTGGCGCCCCACCCTCGGAACCCGCGCCGGGGCGACGTGGCGGCCATCGCCGCATCTCTGAAGGCGCATGGGCAGTACCGGCCGTTGGTCGTGCAGCGGTCCACCGGCTACGTGCTGGCCGGCAACCACACGCTGGCCGCCCTCCGGTCCCTGGGCGCGGCCGAGGCCGAGGTCGGGTGGGTGGACGTGGACGACGACCAGGCCCTGCGCATCATGCTAGCGGACAACCGGACCGCCGATCTGGCGACCTACGATCAGGACACCCTGGTGGACCTACTGCGGGAGCTCGACGTGCTCGATGGGCAGAAGGGTACGGGCTACGAAGCGTGGGACCTCGCCGCTCTCGTTACCGCGGCAGAATGGATCGACCGGGTCGAGCCGAATCAGCCCGCCGATCAATCCCGTCTGGACATCAACCTCGGCACCACTCGCATCATCTGCCCCGCCTGTGGGCATTCCTTTGCCTGGAACGAGAGGGGGAAGATTGCCCCGATTCCACCTGCGACCGATTGACGGTCGCACCGCCCGCCTGGCCGTGGTCCGCTGGCACTATTCGGGAACGATCCCGGTGGGCAAGATGGTCAAGTTCGGGCTCTGGGAGGAGGAGCGGTTCATCGGCGCCGTGGTCTTCTCGACCGGCACCCTCGGGGTTCGCCTGGTCGGTCGGTGGTTCGAGGTTCTACCGGACCACACCGCCGAACTGAGCCGCGTCGCCCTCGGGCATCACACCGTCCCGGTGTCCCAGATCGTGCCCGAGGCCCTCAGGCTCCTACGGGTGATCAACCCGAGCCTGCGGTTGATCATCTCTTATGCCGATCCTTCCCAGGGTCATATCGGGCGAATCTATCAGGCAATGAATTGGGCTTACTTGGGCCGCTCGGCGATCAATAACTTCTATTTTGACCCGGCCCGGGCCCGTTGGATTCACAATCGGCTCTACCACGGCGATATCCAGCCACGGCCCGGCACGCACAAGGGGGCTTGGGTCCGCAACCGGACGCTGTCCGGTTTTGGGCTCCCGATCGAGTCCCGACGGAACCAGCTTCCCGTGAAACCGGATCGGGCGAAGTTCCGCTATGCCTGGGCCTGGGACAAGCCACTGATGAGGCGCCTCCGCCGGGCTGCCTTGCCGTATCCTGGACCCGCCGAACTTGCGGAGGAGGTCTCGAAGGTGAGACGCCGGGCTACCCGCCCGGAGGGCCGGGTCCGATCCCCGGGCTCCGCTCTGATCGAACACGACGCGCTGACCCTGGCGATTCGCGCCGTGCTCACTCCGGACCTCTTGCGGCCCGAACATCACCAAGTGGCTGGGAAGCCCCCGACGTTCGGGCACTCTTACGTGGCGGCCGAGGCCTATTACCACCTGGCCGGTGGCGCGGAATTAGGGTTGACCGTCTACCACGTCCGGCACGAGGGGACCGTCCATTGGTGGTTGCAGCTAGACGGGGTGATCATCGACCCGACCGGAGACCAGTTCACGACGCGGGTGCCCTACGAGGCCGGCGGCCGGGCCCACTTTCTGCCGCCCTCACCTTCGGCGCGGGCCAGGACACTGATGGCTCGGATAGCGGCGGGGTCGGAATCGGTGTGACCCGACCCCCGACCCGCTATGTTGGCGGTGCTACTTTCGCCGGGATCACCCTACCACCCGGCGGCGGGAGGTGCGCGGTGGGCCCCACCGACGAGCAGCTGGACGAGCTGACCCGAGCGGTAATACCCCTGATGGAGTATTTCGCCCTGCTCGCCCGGCGAGACGATGACGACGAGAGCCGCTGGGTCGAACGGCAGCGCCAGTGGGACGAGCGGCTGGCGCATAGGCGGAACCCGTGAGCGTTCTGCTGATGGGCCGGGTATTCGCCCTGGCGATCCCCAAGGCCGAGAAGTTTCTGCTGCTGGCCATGGCGGACCACGCTCACGACGACGGCACCGAGGTCCGGCCCGGCATCAAGCGCCTGTCCGAGAAGACCTCCGACTCCGAGCGCAACGTGCGCCGGCTGCTCCGCTCGTTGGAGAGCATGGGCCTGCTAGCCCCCGTCGCCTACACGACCGGGGGGAGGGGGCGGGCGACCGAGTACCGGGTGCCTCTGGACCGGTTGGAGGAGGTGCTGGCAAACCCGGCCAATTTGGCCCCCTTTCCCGGAAACCCGGACACCACGGGACCGAAACCCGGACACCACGGGACCGAAACCCGGACACGTAGCGCCCCCCAACCATCAAGAACCGTCATAGAACCGTCACTTGGGCGCGCGCGCCCCCGCGACGACCTGTGGGACCGCCTGGTGTTCTACTTCGGCAAACCGGCGAACGACGACGAGCGGGGGCTGCGCAACCGGGCGTTGAAGCTGCTGCGCCAGGCCGGCGCCACCCCCGACGAGGTGGACCGGCGGGTGGCCGCCTGGCCGGGGCTCTACGACGGCGCCACCCTGACCCCTAAGGCCCTCGCCTCGCACTGGTCGGAGCTGGGTCGACCGCCGGCGCGGGGCGCGGCCCTGACCCGGGCCAACGCCGAGAGGGAGATCGGCGACCGGCAGGCGCGCATAGACGCGTGCCAGCTGTGCGGACCCGACGGACTCCGGCACTTCGACGCGGCCGGCAAGTTGGTGGGCCGGGATAACCCTGAGGCCGTTCAGGCGGTGCGTTGTCGACACGGGGTGGGCCTCCCGACGTCTGCGCCCGTGCCGGGCGGAGAAACGGCCCTGCGGGGCCGTGAGGGGCCCTGATGGCCCTCCTGCTGGCGTGGGCCGGGGCACAAGCAGCCTGGTCAATCGCCCTCGACTATGACTTCGCCCCGTACGCCGGCCGACCATGGTCGGGGTGGTCGGAACTGGCTGCCATCGGTGGGGCGGTGTTGGGGATGCTCGCCTACGGGGGACTGGGGACGATGTGAGAGGCTGTCGTTGTCCCGATCCCGATTCGAGGGTTAGACGGGTCTTGACAATCGGCCCAGCGCGTGGTACGTTATGTCCGTGGGAACGACGAACGAGGAGGAACCCATGAGCAAAGGCACCGTCTACTACACCCCCGGTGAGATCAGCCGCACGCTGCGAGCTGAGCTGCGGGAGCGCTTTCCCGGCCTCCGGTTCCGCCAGCGTCTGGACTCCTACTCGATGGGCGCCTCGATCAACGTGCACGTGCACCCCGATCAGGCCGACCGGCTGGAAGCGGTGCGGGAGGTGGCCCGGCGCTACCAGTGGGGCGGGTTCGACGGCACCATCGACCTCGGTTACTCGCTGTCCGCCTGGGTTGATGAGCGGGGTCGCCCGGTGGCCTTCGCCCGGTCGGCCGGCACGGTCGGCTCCCGGGGTATACACCCGGCCATCGACGATCCGGCCCCCGCCGAGGGGCTGGTGGAGGCCCGCGGGGGAGTCGACTACGTGTTCGTGGACGCCGACCCCTGGCACTGGCGGGAGGGGGCAAAGTGAGCGCCTTCAACCACCGGCTGCGCGTCATTCCCGACCGCTCGAGCTTGCAGGGCGTGTGCAGGACCGGCAAGTGCGGACGCCGGGCGGCGTTTCTGCACATGTACGACTACCTGACCGGCCGGGGGCGCGTTACCTGGGCCGCCCGGCCCGTGTGTGAAGTGCACGCCGCCGGCGTGGCGGCCAAGCACGAGCTGGAGCCACCAGCATGACCGCCGACGAGCTGACCGAGGAGCTGCTGCGCCTGTCCAGGCTGCTCGACGACGCCTTGGCCTTCCTGCGGCGGGAGACGGGGGAGTACGCCGAGGCCGAGGACGCTTACCGCATGGCCTGGGCGCTGGCCTTCCTGGAGGCGGCGGGGCCGGTTCAGGAGCGCAAGGCCAAGGCGGACCGGGCGACCTCCGACCAGCGACGCCGGGCTCACCTGTCCGAGGGTATGCGCCAGGCCGGGTTGGAGGCCGTGCGGTCCCGCCGCGCTCAACTCTCCGCCCTGCAGACGGTCGCCAATGCCCACCGGACCGAGGCCGAGCTGGCCCGTTACGGGCCGGCGGTGGAGCCGTAGGCTCCGTCCGTGGTCGTCCTCTACATCGTCGGCGACGCCCTCGCCGAAATAGCAAAGCTGCCCGCGACGTCGGTCGATTTGGTGCTCACCTCGCCTCCCTTCCTAGCACTCCGCTCCTATCTTCCTGCCGATCACCCCGACAAGGCGCTCGAGGGCGGATCGCAGGGCACGCCGGGGGAGTACATCGACTGGCTGATCGATGTCGTGGAGGCGTGCGACCGGGTGCTAGCCCCGCATGGATCGTTGGTGTTCGAGTTGGGTGATACCTATTCGGGGAGTGGCGGGGCTGGGGGGGATTATGACAAGGACGGATGGCGAGATGGACAGCCGACATGGGCCGGGTCCGCTAATCGCGTCGGGTTCAATTCTGACCCGAACGGGTTTACCGGGCGCCGCGGTCATGGCGCAGGTGGTGGTGTCGGCTGGCCCCTGTCCAAATCCCTCTCCCTCATCCCTGAACTGTTCCGCTTCTCCCTGGTGTACGGCTTCAACCCGCTCACCGGGCGGCAGACCGAACGCTGGCGACTCCGCAACGTCATCCGCTGGGTGCGCCCGAATCCGCCGGTAGGTGCGTTGGGCGACAAGTTCCGCCCGGCCACCTCGGAGTTGATGGTGTTTTGCAAATCGGCCAAGAGGTACTTCGACCTGGATGCAACCCGTGAAACGGCGAGTCTTAACACGCACGAACGCTCGGCTGCTGACCGCTACGCGAACCCCGCTGGCTCTCCCCCCCTCGACTGGTGGGAGATTCCCCCCGGCGGGTATTCGGGCGCCCACTATGCCGTTTGGCCGCCCGAGCTTCTGATTAAGCCGATCAAGGCGATGTGCCCCGAGCGGGTGTGCCGGAAATGTGGAACGCCTTCGAGGCGGATCGTGGACATTTCCTACACGCCCCATGGTGGCCCACATCAACACGCCGAGCCTAAGGCCAGCGCCGATTATGCCTTGCAGCAACGCGACGAGAATCCTCAAGCGATGACGTGGGGCCGCGCCACCAAGAACGTGGAAACCCTCGGCTGGACCGACTGCGGCCATGGTGAGGACCACTGGCGTCCCGGCCTGGTTCTCGATCCCTTCGTCGGCTCCGGCACCACCCTCATGGTTGCCCACGGACATGGTCGGGATAGCATCGGAATCGACCTGGATGAGCGGAATGTCGAACTGGCGCGGGGGCGGCTAGGGATGTTCCTGGAGGGGCCGTGACCTGGGACATTGCCGGTTGTCTCGACTGCGGGCACGCGCTGGTCGACCATCGGCCCTACCACGTCCACCCCGGGCCCCGCATTCCGCGGCTCGAACCGCCCGGGAAGACAGGGCATCGACTGACTGACAGGGTCGGGCGCCGCCGCCGGGGGGTATTGCTGCCTGAGCCCCGCCGCCGCTAACCTTCGATTCGTCGAAGCGGCCCAGCCGGACGCGTAGCGCCGGGGCCGCGGCCGGAGGACGTGGTCCCCTCGGTCGGACACCAGCCACCTTGAACCGCGCAGCGGAGGGAGTCCGGCCGTGAACTTCGATGACCTACTGCAACAGGGCGCTGGAGCCATCGCCGACGCCGACTTGATCGCCACCCGCGACGCCGTGGCCGCCGAGGCCCGTCGATTGGGCGAGGAGTTCGATGCCGCCCCCGACCCGGTGGCCGCCGCCGGCCGCATCGAGGCCCTGGTGGCCCTGGTGGGCGCCATGGACGAGCGGCTGCGCGCCGCCGCCCAGGCCCGCCTGACCGTTGCCGCCGCCCTCGGCCGCATCGCTCCCCCGCCCCTGCCGGCCGAACCGCCCGCTGGGGCCACCTCCGCTCCCATGACCACCACCGATCCGCAGGCGGCCATCACCGCCGCGGTGTCCCGCCCCCGCCCGGCCGACCCTGAGCCCCCGGAGCCGTCCAGGGGCGGCCCGGCCATCGTCGCCGCCGCCGGGTCCTCCGTCGTCGAGGTCGGTGCCCCGTTCCGGGACCGCGTGGACCTGGGCCGGGAGATGAACGCCCGCTACGAGCGGCTGCACCCCGGCGACCGCGGCCGCGTGCAGGCCGTGGTGGCGGTGGTGGACCGGCCCGAGCGGGAGCTGAAGCTGGACCTGGACGCCCAGGCCAACGTGCTCGCCATCGAGGACATGCAGCGGCGCCTGCAGCGGGCGCCCAGCCCCGAGGCGATCACCGCCGCCGCCGGGCCCTATTGCGCCCCGGCCGAGCCGGTGTACGACTACTTCGATCTGACCCCGGGCGGCCTGCTGCGGCTGCCGTCGGCGGACGCCCCCCGCGGCAAGCGCATCTACCCGGTCAGCACCGACTTGGCGGACATCACCGGGGATTGGGCCTCCATGATCGGCTCGCAGACCAGCCCCAAGCCCTGCTACCTGGTGCCCTGCGGGGACACGGTGGAGGCGGCGGTCAACAGCTACCCGATCTGCCTCCGCTGGGACAACACCACCGGGCGGTTCTACCCCGAGCGGGTGGCGAAGATCACCGCCGACACCATCCGGTTCGGCGAGTTTGTGGTGCAGAACGCCCTGGTCGACATCATCGAATTGCCGGCCACCTCCGAGACGGTGAACGCGCAGAACAGCGGCGGCGGCTTCGTCGTCGGTCTGGTCCGGGCCATCCGCCACGGCGCCGCCTACTTCCGGCAGAAGCACTACCTGCCGCCCGACTTCCGGCTGGAGGGCATCCTGCCCGCCTGGGTCCCCAACGCCATCGCCACCGACATCGTCACCCGCGACGCCACCCTGGACTTCGCCAGGACGTTCGAGGCGACGGTGGCGGCGCTGTCGGCCGACAACATCACCTGGCAGTTCATCAACGGCTGGCAGGTGGTGCCCAAGACCGGGTTCGAGAACGTCAACGCCGGGGCGGGCCTCCGGGCGATCCTGTTCGCCCCCGGCACGCTGGTGCGGCTGGACGGCGGGGCCATGAACCTGGGCGTGGTCCGGGACTCCAACCTGAACCCCGACAACCAGTTCGAGACGTTCGTGGAGACGTGGGAGGGCCTGGTGCGGATCGGGCCGGCCCCGGTGCGCATCGTCAACATCGAGATATGCACCTCGGGCGGCACCGGCGACCGCGAGCTGGTCCTCTGCGGCTCCGGCTCCTAGACCACAAGCTCACATGAGGCGGTAGGGCCCCCGGCGCTGGGGGGCCCCGCCGCGCTAGGGTGGGAGGCGGACCCGGAAAAGCCCCCCGCCATCCCCCCATACCCCCCACTCCCCGGCGGGGGCCCGGGCCCCTAGTTATCCTTCCGGGTCGTGCGGGTCCTGGCCTACGTGCACAAGTACCCGCCGGCCCACAACGCCGGCGCTGAGTTCACCCTGCACCACCTGCTGCGCCACCTGCAGGGGTTGGGGCATGAGGTGCGGGTCCTGAGCCGGGACCAGACCGGGGCCGACGGCTACCAGGGCGTGCCGGTGCGTTCGCGCGTGAACACCCGGGCCGTGCATGAGGCGTTCTCCTGGTGCACGGTGGCCGTGACCCACCTGGACGTCACCCGGTTTGCCGTGCAGCTAGCCCTGCGCCACCGCAAGCCGCTGGTGCACTTGACCCACAATCACCGCCAGTTGGCCTACCACCGGGTGACCCCGGTGCTGGGCCGGGCGGCCGCCCTGGTGGTGCACAACAGCCGTTGGCTGGCCGAGATGATCGCCTGGCCGGGCGCCTGGTGCGTGCTGCACCCGCCGGTGCCCCCCGAGGCCTACCGGGCCGAGGGGCCGCACGACCGGGTGCTGTTTTCCAACCTGACCGCGGCCAAGGGGGCGCCGCTGGTCTACGCCCTGGCCGCCGCCCTGCCCCGGGTGCCCTTCCTGTTGGTGCGGGGGGCCTACGGCTACCAGCTGGAGCCTCCCGAGCTTCCCAACGTCGAGGTCGTGGCCCACCGCCCCGACTTCGCCGCCCACCTGGCCCGGGCCTCGGTCGTGCTGATGCCGTCCGCGTACGAGTCCTGGGGGCGGGTGGCGGTGGAGGCCGGATGCGCCGGGGTGCCGGCGGTGCTGTCCACCGCCCCGGGTCTGGTCGAGTCGATGGGACCGGCGTCGGTGGTGGTGCCGGTGGTGTCAACCCCGGACGGCTCGGTGGTGGCCGGGCGCGAGGTGGAGGGGGTGTCGGGCGGCCCCGAATCGGTGGCGGCCTGGTCCAGGGCGCTGGTGTCGATGCTGGCGGATCGGGAGCGGGCCGGGGCCCGGGCGCGGCGTCGGGCCGAGGAGCTGTGGGGCGTGACCCAGGGCCAGCTGGTGGAGGTGGAGGCGCGGATGGCGGCGCTGTGAGCCCCGAGTCGGAGGCGCTGCTGGAGGTGCTGGAGGAGGAGGAGTTCGGCTGGCGGTCCCGGGCCGCCTGCCGGGACAAGCCGCGGGACTGGTTCATAGCCCCGCCCCGGGGAGGCTACCGGGAGGGCCAGGCCGTGTGCCGGGGCTGCGAGGTGCGGACCGAGTGCCTGGGGTTCGCGCTGGAACGCCGGATCACCTGCGGGCTGTACGGGGGTCTGTCGCCGCGGGACCGGGAGCGGCTGGCGCGGGTGGCCTGCTGAGCCAAACCTTTTTTAGAACTACGGCTTGACACCCGGCCCGGTCTGTGGTATCGTGTCGTGCATGGGAACGACGAACCACCACCGATCCGAGGAGGTCACAATGATCGCCGCCATCTTGACCGATTCACGATACACCCTTGCAACGGACCGACGCTCCGTGGGGGCGATGTCTCGCCAATCGTTGTCGGTGATCGAGCTTGGCACCAGAGCTTGGCTCGCACTCCACTACGGCAGGGGTGACTGATGGATGGAATCTGCAAGTGCGGCCACGCCTACGACGACCACGACTGCTACTTCGGCGGTGAGGGTGGCGGGTTCTGTTTGATGCCCCGCTGTCCCTGCCAAGCGTTCGACGGATGACGCTCGAGTTCGGCGTCCACGTCAACGTCCAGCGGGTGAGCGGCAAGTTCGTCTCCCGCGACGACATCGCCGACGCCATCCTCGAGGCGCTGGACCAGGCCATCTCGGACTTGGACCTCGCAGGCCTGGGGGTCGACGGTGATAGCGAGTACGAGGTGGTGGAGTCCAATGTGGAGCCGGGGTCGTGACCCTGGAGCCGTGTGAGCGCCGCCCTGCGGCCCGCTGCGGCCCGGTAGCCTTCCACCCCGGTGTATGACGCCCACGCCTCCCGGGTCCAGTACGTGGACCACCTGGCGCCCGTGTGGCGGGCTCTGCCGGGCCGGGCCTTCACCGTCGCCGACTCTGCCCTGGTTCGACGGGCGTCGGCGCGCGGCGTCACCGCGCGGGTGGGCGCGCCGGCGGGCGACCTGCCGGTGCTGGTGGCCTCGCACCGGGACGAGCTGTTGGTGCCGGGGCCGATTCTTTTCCTCGAGCACGGGGCGGGCCAGCACTACGGCGGGGTCGATGCCAGCGGGGAGGGCGTCGGCCGGCCCCGGGTGGTGCTGTACCTGGCGCCGAACCCCGCGGTGGCCGCCCGCACCGGCGCGGTCATGCCCAACGCCTGCACGGCGGCGGTGGGCTGCCCCAAGCTGGACCGCTGGCTGGGCTGGGTGCCCAGCGGCCGGCCCGAGCCGGTGGTGGGCCTGGCCTGGCACTGGCCCAGCCGCAGCTGGCCGGAGGCCATGTGGGCCTATCCCCACTACCGCGGCGTCCTCGCCCCCCTGGCGCGCCGGTATCGGGTGCTGGGGCACGGGCATCCCCGGGTCTTCGGGCATCTCATCTCGGATTACCGGCGGGCGGGGATCGAGGCGGTGGCGGACCCCGAGCAGCTGCTCACCAACATCGACCTGCTGGTGGCCGACAACACCTCGGTGCTGTTCGAGGCGGCCGCCGTCGGGCTTCCGGTGGTGGTGCTGGACGCCCCGTGGTACCGGCGGGGGGTCGAGCACGGGCTGCGGTTCTGGACCTGGGCGGACGTGGGGCCCCGCATAGGCCGGGCCGCCGACCTGGCGGGGGCGGTGGAACGGGCGTGGGCCGAGCGGGAGGCCTACCGGCCGGTCCGCGAGGCGATGCGGGCGGAGGTGTACGGGGCCTGGGACGGGCGGGCGGCCCAGCGGGCGGCCCAGGCCATCTCCGAGGCGATAGGCTGAGAGGGCCGGGCGGCGCGGCAGCACGGGGGAGGTGCGCCCCGACGCTCAATCGGGGAGGCCGTGGGTTCGGAATCCCGCCCGCGAGGCCCGGCACTGACCCCTCCGGCGCGGTGCGCCCCCCTACCATCGGTTGTCGATGGCTCGCCTTCGTGCTTTGGTCCGCCCCCCGTTGCCCGAGTCGCTGCGCGGCAACCTGGTCTCGGCCGTGGGTACCGTCGAGGTGCCGACCGAACGGTGGCGGGGCCAGGGCATCACCTACCGGCCCCACCGCTACGTCGCCGGCGCCGCCTACGCCGTGGACCCCGATTGCGGCCCCCACACCACCCCGACCGTCGCCCCGCCGGCCCTGGTGGAGTGGGACGACGTGGTGCTGACCTGGGAGGAGACCTGCGCGGCCTTCACGCCGGCTGACCTGGCCGACCTGCGCGAGCGGGTGCGGCAGGATTTCGAGGCGCAGTTCAGCCACAAGCTGGAGGGGGTGCTGTGGACCAACAAGGTGGGCGGGGTTGACCTGGCGACCAGCCACCCCAACGTCGGCCTCGCCTCCACCGGGGTATCAACCCTGGTCTTCGGGGACCCGGTGGGGGTGATGACGGCCTGGCGTGGCTTGCTGCGCCGTATGTCGACGTGCCTGGGTGGGGCCCGGGGCGTGATTCACGTTCCCCAGTGGTCCACCGGCTATCTGGACTATTACGGGTTGATCATCAAGGAGGGAACCCGGCTGGTGGGCACCAGCTCGGACCACATCGTGGTGGCCGGCACCGGCTACACCGGCTCGGGGCCGGGCGACGTGGCCCCGGCGGCCGGCAACGCCTGGTTCTACGCCACCAGCATGGTGGAGGTGCGGCGCGGCGCGGTGGAGGTGCCGGCGCTGGACCCCGAGAACGTCGACCGGGTCGACAACTCCGTGGCCGTCTACGGAACGGCCCCCGCCCTGGCATCCTGGGACCGGGCTTGCCACCTGGCCGTCGAGGTCTGCTTGGAGGACCCGGGCCCGCTCTGCGCCGAAGGGTCCTGAGGTGGACTGATGGCCGTCCTCCGCGTCTGTGGGTTCGACACCCTTCCGGCGGCACCCTATCCGTTCGCTGCTGGCGTCGGAGGGTCTATCGGCTCCGCTCTGCGGGTCGGTCATGGGGGCTCTTGGGCCTATAACGGCGAGGCCATCGTTCTCGGAGCGGCCGAGGAGGACGACTTCATCGTGCTCGGCTCAGATATTCAACCCAACGTGAGCACCCGCGGGTGGGCTTTTCGAGGTGACGATGGCGCGGTTACCCATCTCTCGGTGGTCTACGACAGCACGCTGAGTAGATGGCAGGTGTACCGAGGAACGATCGCTGGTACCCTCTTGGGTTCGAGCCCGGCCAACTCTCACGTTGGAGGATCGACGGTCAAATACCTTGAGGTCAGGTTCCGGATCGCAGATGCCGCGGCGGGGTTCGTGGGATTGTGGTTGGACAATGTTCAGGTGCTCGACCTGACGGGAATCGACACCAGGAACGGGGGGGTGGACGCCCTGATCGACAACATCGTCCCCGCCACTGTTGCCCTCCTGAACATCGACAACCTGATCGTCATCAACGAGCAGGCTGGCAACGGAGCAGTCGATCGGGTCGGATCAATCTTCGTGCCGGCCAAGCGTCCCAACGGCAACGGGGCCACCACGACCTGGGACGGCTCCGACGGCAACCAGATCGACAACTACCTCCTGGTCGACGACCCCGCCTCTAACAATGACGGCGACACCACCTTCGTCGAGACCTCCGTTGCCGAGCTGGAGCAATATCTAATCGCCGACATTTCGGAGACCCCGGTGACGATCGTGGCGGTCGACGCCATCTTGATCGCCAGGGATTCACTGGCGGGCGGCAACTCGGCGCGACCCGGGATGCGGGTCAACGGCACGAACTACCCCGGGGCCACCGCCGTTCTCACCGGCTCCTACGCGGCCTACGGGAAGGTGTGGGGCGTCTCGCCCGACACCGGGGTGGCCTGGACCCGGGCCGAATACAACGCCTCCGAGCTTATCAACGAATCGCTGTAGGCAGGCGGCATGGCTCGCCGCACGACCCAAGAACTCGCCGAGGTAGCGCTTCAGTCGGCCCTGCGCCGCACCACGCAAGAACTTGCCGAAGTGGCGCTTCAATCGACCCTGCGCCGCACCACCCAGGAACTCAGCGAGGTCGCGCTTCAATCGACGCTGCGCCGGACCACTCAGATTCTCTCCGAGGTGGCGATCCTGGTCGCCTCCCTGCCCCTTTCGGAGACCTTCACCGGCACCAACGGGGCAGCGTGGAATAACGACAACTGGGTCACCTCCGCAGCGAGCGGCGGCGGATCGGTCACCATCCAGACCAACCGGGGTCGGGAATCCGGTACTGCCGGGGTCGCCAACTCGGGGGGTCGGGCAGTATCCCGTAAAGGCGGTCGGGTCAACCAGGAGGTAACCGGCGACCTCCAATTGTGCGACACCACCGAGCCCTGTCGAATCGACCTCTGGCTCCGGGCTTCCGGGGATTGGACCGGGCTGGACACTCCCACCGACGGTTACGGAGTGCGGTTGCCCGCCGACTCCTCGACCGCCCAACTGATCAAATCGGTGGCAGGTGTCGAGACGGTCCTGGCCTCAGCCACCTGGCCACGCGATCTGGTCTTGAAGTCGTGGCGGTTCCAGACCTTGGGTGTGAATATCCGGTTTCGCATCTGGAACCAAGCCGACGCCGAACCAACCACCTGGCTATTCGACGTCCAGGATTCCAGCACCGGGGGGGTGGGCGTGTTCCAAGTCGCCTACGTCTGCCCGACCGCGCCCACTGGTGGAACCTGTGCCGATTATGACAACATCGGCGGGAACGACCTTTACGCTGCTCTCGGTTCCGCCTCACCACGAGGAACGGCCTCGGGCACCGTTGTTGTGCCATCTGTGCCTCCGCCCTCGGGTGGGACCGGCGAGTCCCGGCCCGCTCGGGCCGTCCGCCGACGGCGGCGCCGGGGCTGACCCTTTGCCGGGGACGTCCGGCATTACGCTTCGGCCCCGTGAGCGACTTCTCTGACTTTCTCGAGCTCGAGATTCTTGACCACATCCTCGGCACCACCGACTATCCGTTGCCGGTGCCCTTCTGGTCCCTCCACAACGGCCACCCGGCGGAGACCGGGGCCAACGAGCTGACCGGGGGTTCCTATGCCCGCCAAGCGATAGCCTTCGGGGCTGCCGCCGCCGGTGCTGCCGCCAATACCGCGGTCGAGGAGTGGGACCTCACCGGGGTCACCGGGTCGACCATCTTCTTCCTCGGGGAATGGGATGCCGTCAGCGGGGGCAACTTCATGTGGGCCGTACCCCTTGGTGGCACCCCGGCCACCTTTGTCGCCACCAACGCCGGCGACGTCTTCACTTCTTACGCCCACGGGTACTCGAACGACGACCGCGTCTATCTCAAGCGGGCTTCGGGTTCGGCCCTCCCGGCCGGACCATCCGAAGACACGCTCTACTTCGTGATCTCGGTGACGGCCGATACCTTCCAAATCTCCACAACCCAAGGTGGCGGCGCCGTGGTCCTTACCACCGATGGGGAGGGGATCGCGGTCCGGGTCGTCGGCAAGGCGTTTAACCCCGGCGACCTGTTCCGGGTGGGAATTGGCGACCTCGACGTAGCGATCGACTGATGGCCCGCGGCATCTATACCGTCACGTTCTCGCAGGTGTCCTTCACCACAGCAGGGACTACCTGGGATTTCTTCGAGTTTGATGCCGCAGCCGACAAGCCCATCGAGCTTATGAGCGTGTTCATCGGCAACAAGACCGAGGTCGGTGACGCAGCGGAGGAGATGGTTGCTTACGCCATCATCCGTGGGCACACGACGACCGGTAGCGGCGGTGCGGCCGTAACGCCGAGACCGCTCGATCCCTCCGATGGTGCTGCGTCCTTTGCTGCCGAGGCCGCCAATGACACGATCGCCTCGGCAGGTACTGCACTGTTCCTCCACGAAGATACCTTCAACGTCCGAACTGGGCTTCAACTGATTCTGCCTCCGGACATGCGGTCCATCACCCGCGGTGCCGACCTGTTGGTCGTGAGGATGCTGTCCACGTTGACAGATGATGTGACTTTCTCTGGAACCGCTTACGTTCGAGAGTTGTAGGCGGGGTGGCCGATGGCCTCCCCGGTGGTCGTCAGTCGCAGCACACCTTCGGCGGTAACCACCGCCGGAACCAGCCATACCGTCAACCTCCCCGGCTCGCTGGTAGCAGGGAACCGGCTCGAGATTCTCTTTGCGGTCATGGCCCCGACCGCCACCCCATCGGCGACCAACTGGACCCACGACACCGCCTTCGTCACCACCGTCGGAACTGCTCAGGCGGTCCATCGCCTGTTCAAGATATCGAACGGGGCGGAGGGTGCCACGGTCACGGTCACCACTACCGCCAGTACCAAGAGCGCCCACACCGCCTATCAGATATCGGGGGGTGGTGAGGGGTACGGAGGCACCGGAGCGACCGGCACCTCCGGACCCAACACGGCCAATCCGCCCTCGGTGTCAGTGGTGGGCGGTCCGAAAGATGTGTTGTCGATCGCGGTGATGGCGATCGAGGGGGAAGTATTCACCGGGACCGGGGCGCCTGCCTCCTACACGAACCTACTGACGGCCAACACCGGGACCGGCGGGGCGGTGACCGTCAACGGGATGATTCAGACCGCCGAGCGGGCCGAAACCGCGGTCTCGACGGTTGATCCGGCTGTGTTCTCGCACACCGCCAACGATGACTGGGTGGCCCAAACGCTGGTTATCCCCCAACAAGAGAGCATTGCTTTTCCTCGCAATGATCGAAAGACCGTCCCAATGAGGGTGCCCGAGGTGTCCTGGTGAGTTGGCAGGGCTATCGCCCGCCCATCCCCCGGAAACGGTGGATCGGCACGGCCTTCGTCCAGCCGGTCGTCACCGGCGACGCTCTTGGCTTTGCTTCGCCGCAGGGGATCGCCGCCGGTGCCGTCGTGCGTTTGGCGTCGGCCCTGGGAACCGGGTCGCCGCAGGGGCTGGCGACCGGCGCCGTCATTCGGCTGGGTTCGGGTCTCGGCGCGGCCTCGCCGCAGGGGATCGCCACCGGCACAGTCGTCCATACGAGCATCGTCCTCGGTTCGGCTTCCCCCTCCGGCGTCGGGGCTGCCATCGTTGTCCATTCGGCAACGGCCTCGGGTACGGCCTCGCCACAGGGAGTATCGGGGGGCGGCTTCATCCTCACCGCCTCGGCCCTCGGCTCGGCTTCGGCGAGCGGAGCGGCGAGCGGCGTCCGGGTCCTGGTTGCGGTCGCTCTCGGCACGGCCTCCCCCCAAGCAATCGGTTCGGCCGTGGTCGTCCTGGTCAGTTCGGCCCTTGGCGGCGCCTCTCCATTCGGGGCTGCCGCAGCCGTGGTCGTCCATACCGGGTCGGCCCTCGGCACCCTGTCTCCCTTCGCCGCCGGCTCGGGTGTCGTAGTCCACTCTGGCACCGCCGACGGGCGCGCCTCCTTGATCGGGGTCGGTCTTGCCATCGTCGTCCATCCGGCCTCCGCCGACGGTCGGGCCTCCCCCTTCGGAACGGCGACCGGAGTCATCGTCGGGGTGGTGGTCCATCTCGGCTCGGGTCTCGGCACCGCCTCGGCCTTCGGGTCGGCCGTCGGGTTGGCCATCCCGGCTGCGCCGCAGCTGCTGCTGCTGACCGTGACGCTGGGCGGGGCGACCCTGAACGCAGACCTCGTCGGGGCGACCCTGAACGCAGACCTCGTCTCCCCGACCCTGGCGGTTACCCTCCGGCCCTAGATGGCCAACACCTACGCCTTCGGCCAGACGGTCATCCCGCGGCTGCGGTTCAGGGACCGCAACGAAGCGCTGGTGGACGTGACCGGCATCACCGTTGACATCGCCCCCCCGGTGTCCCCCCCCTACACCTACACCACGCCGTTCGACCACCCCAGCACCGGCATCTACGAGTTTCCCATCGACGGGAATGAGGCGGGCATCTGGCGGGGCGAGGCCTGCGGGGTAGTGGCCGGCGACGGCACGGCCTGCGACAAGTTCGTGTTCTGCGTCGAGTCCGAGTTCGTGGTGGTGGAGTCCTGATGCTCTGCGTCCCCTGGACCACCTACCAGGAGCTGGCGAACTGCGGGTGCGGGGCGGAGGAGTTGGACGTCGACAGGGTCGAGGAGCTGATAGACGCCGCCTCCGAGGCGCTGCACCTGCTGTCTAACTCCCAGTTCACCGGCCCCTGCACCACCGTCTACCGGCCCTGCCACTCGGCCTCCTCGTCGGCCTTGGACTGGTGGGGCAGCCCCACCGTGCCGGTGCGCCAGGACGGCGCCTGGCTGAACCTGGGGCCCTGCGGGTGCGGGGCCTGGGGCCCGGCCGGCTGCACCTGCGGCTGCGCCGCCCTCCACCTGCCGGTCGATTACCCCGTCGGCGTGGTGGTGCGCGAGGACGGGGTCGTTTTGGCCGCCAGCGCCTATCGGCTGGCCGGCCGGGAGCTGCACCGGGTCACGGGCGCCTGGCGGTGCTGCCAGGACCTGTCGCTGTCCGACACCGAGGTGGGGACTTGGTCGGTGACTATCACCCACGGCCTGGACCCCCCGGCGCTAGGCCGGCTGGCGGCCCGGGACCTGGCCGCCGAGCTGGTGAGGGCCTGCCGGGGAGTGGAATGCCGGCTGCCGGCGCGCACCACCGCGGTGGTGCGCCAGGGGATCAGCTATGAGTTGGACCCGGCCGGGCTGGCGGAGGGGGCGGTGGGAATCTACTCCGTGGACCTATTCCTGGCCGCCGTCAACCCCGAAGGTCGTCGGGCCGGCCGGTCCAGCTTCGCCTCGCCGTCGCTGCCCGAAACCTGGGGGTAGGGCTGACCCTTGACGGCGGGGTCCCCGTCGTATAGTGGCCCGGCCCGATCCTTAGGAGTCGTGAATGCCACCGCAGGCCGGACCGTTCGTAGTCAAGGGGCTGCTCGCCGTCCGGGCCAGCCTGCTGGCCGAGGACGGGACGCCGCTCTGCGCCCTCGACGACGGGTCCGCCTGGACCCCCTGCCCGATCTCCCTCGCCACCGCCCGCCAGGCGACCGCCGACAGCACCACCGAGCTGAAGTGCGGCGACGGCACGGTGGCCGACCAGGAGACGATTCAGGGCGTGGTGACCGGCGACCAGATCACCCTGGTGATCGCCAAGCAGGACTTCGAGACGATCAGCCTCCTAACCGGGTCCGACCCTATCTTTGACCCCCTCGACCCCACCCGGGTCATCGGCTTCCAGGACCCCCAGGTTGACGAGCAGGCGCCGCCGGTGGAGTTCAACGCCTGGGCGCGCAACCGGTCCAACAATGCCCCGGCCGGTTCGCCCTATCAGTACCTGCGCCTCACCTGGCCGTTCGCGAAGTTCCGACTCGGCGACGACTCGGTGGGCGCCGACTACCTGCAGCAGACGCTGATCGGGCTCGCCACCCCCAACAACAACATCGGGGGCGGCGTTTGGGACGACTTCCCCGTGAACGCCAACGGCCGCTATCGGTTGCGCTGGGCGACCTCCTTCGTGCCCCTGGCGAGCGCCACGCCCTACAGCCTGTCGCCGTCCGGCGGCTACCTGGACACGCCGGCCTGCCTGTCGTAGCGCCGTGGGCGTCCTGGCCGATGCCCTGGAGCGGCGGCTGCGCCTGGCGACCCCCCGCCTGCAGGGTCGGGTGCTGGTCGAGCTGCGGCGGGCTGCCCCGAAAAAAACCCGCCAGCTGCAGGACTCGATCCGCGTCAGGGCCCGCTACGCCGCCGGCCTGTTGACCGTGACGGCGGAGGCCCCGGTGGTGCAGGCGGCCACGACCGAGCGCGGGGCCCGGGCCCACGTCATCACCACCAGGCCGCCCAACCGTAAAGCCCGCAGCGGTCGGGGCCGGGGGGCGCTGCGATTCAAGGTCGGCGGCAAGACCCTATATCGGCGCCGGGTGAACCACCCGGGCAACCGACCCAAACCCTGGTTCTTCCCCACCCTTCGCCGGTGGGGGTCATTCCTGTCGGACGAGTTAGCCCGGTAGGGTGTTGCCATGCCCTGGCAGGACTTCGGGACCGGGCTGGTGACGGCGGTCTCCGACGCCGTGGCCGCCTCAGGCCTCACGGTGCTGCTGGGGGCGTTGACCGCCGGCGAGGTGGCGCTGGAATGCACGAACCGCTCAGACGAGGCCCTGGTGGCCGCCTGGCTGTCGGAGGTGACGCCGGAGGCGGTGACGGTGAAGGGCGCCCACACGCCCCTGCCCACCTGGACCCTGCGGGTGGCGCGGTGCGTGGTCGACCCGGTGGGGAGCGCGGCGGGGTGGCACGACCTGGTGGAGACGGCATGGTGCGCCGCCACCGCCTACCTGGCCGCCTGTGACCCCCCGGCCACGATGGGGGCCCTGACGGTCGCCGCGCCGTCGGGCGGGGTGGTCTACGCTGATCTGACCGTCACGGTTGAGGACGGCTGCCTGGAGGAGGTCTGAGGGTGGATGAGAACGAGCGCCCCGAACCGATCACGTTTTGGCCCGACGGTGGGGTGACCCTGCGGTTGCGGACCCGGACGGTGGAGGTGCCGGCCCCCACCCTGGCCCACCTGGAGGCCATATTCGCCTACGAGGACCGGGTGGTGCAGCGGCTGACCGCCACGCCCAACGGATCGAAGGGCAAGGGGAAGGTCAAGCCCGAGACGGTGCAGCTGCCCTGGACCTTCTTCGCCGAGAAGTTCGCCGAGGTCCTACGCATCGCGCTGGACGAGCCCGAGGGGGAGGGATCGGTGACGCCGCAGGAGCTGCCGGCCTGGGCGGTCAAGAAGCCGGCATACGACCGGCTCATCGACCACTGGCTGACCGTCCCTTTCGACTATACGCCCCTCGAGGCGACGATCCCGACGACGTGACCCCGCCCCGCCCCTGGCGGTCGGCGGTGGGCGACATCTACCGGGCCCTGTACCCGCTGTCCCCGGTGGAGGTGGACCGGCTGCGCCCCTGGCAGATAGGCGAGCTGCTGGTCCGGCCCGAGCAGCGGGATTACGAGGAGGTGCTGGAGAACGAGGCGCGGCCGCAGCCCACCCCCGAGCAGATGGAGGAGCGGGTGGCCCGGTACCACGCCAGGAGGGCGGAGCGGGATGACCCGAGTTGACGACCGGCCTGAGGCGTGACACCCTGGCTCATCGTCGGTTAGCCCTTCTCGATCATTCCTGACACCTAGCATCGGGCCGTGCCCGAGGGCCTGCGCGCCGAGCTGATCCTGGACGCCCGCCGGGCGTTGGCGACGGCTGATGACGTGGAGCGACGGCTGCAGGCCGCCGTCTCCGACCTGCGGGTCAGTCTGGACGCCACCACCCTGTCCTCGGCGCAGCGGCAGCTGGCCGGCATCGAGGTGGGGGTGGTGGTGGACCGCGACGACGTGGCCCGGGTTCGCAACACCCTCGATCAGCTGGTGCTGGACGTCGACGTGGACGAGGCCGGGGTGCGCCGGCTGTCGAGCGAGATTTCGGAGGCCGCCCGGTCGGCGGACACGCTCGAGGACCAGCTGGCGGGGGCCAACCGCGAACTGCGGGAGGGCGCCACCCGGGCGGGGCGCCTGGACGAGCAGCTGGACCAGGCGGCCGCCGCCGCCGGGCTCACGGCCGCCTCGGTGGCCGGCATCTCGGCCGCCGGAGCATCGGGCGCCGCCGGGCTGGCCGGGGTGACCGCCCAGACCGGGGGCCTGGTGGCCAACCTGGCCCTCCTCAAGGGCGCCTCACAACAGGGGCTGGGCGCCGTGGTGCAACAGGGCTCATTGTCGGCCATCGAGCTGGAGAAGACGGCTCTAGCCGCCACCGTGGCCGGGCTGTCCCTCGGCTCCATACGCCTGGACCCCGGGGCGGTGAGCCGGGTGGGCGAATTGACGGACGACGTGGCCCGCCTGCGGGCCACCGCCATTACCGCTCCCAACCTGGAGCGCCAATTGGGCATCAACGCCGCCGCCGCTGCTGCCCCAGCCGCCGCCTCCGGGTTGAAGGGGATCGGGGTGGGGCTGGCCGCGGTGGGGGCGGGCTTTGCCATATCGGCCGTCCGCAACCAGCTGCAGCTGGCGGTGGGGGCCGCCTCCGACCTGGCCGAGTCGACGTCGAAGTCGCAGGTGGTGTTCGGCCGCAACCTCCAACTGGTGCGCCAGGGGTTGGGTGACACGACCCGGACCGTGCTGCTGTCCGAGCAGGCGGCGCTGGAGGCGACCGCCACGTTCGGCAACCTGTTTTCCGCCTTGGGGTTGGGCCAGGCCGAGGCCGCCAACCTGTCCCCGGCGGTGGTGCAGCTGGCTGCCGATCTGGCGTCCTTCAACAACCTGCGGGTGGAGGACACGCTGGTCGCCATCCGCGCCGGCCTGGTGGGCGAGGTGGAGCCGCTGCGCAGGTTGGGCGTGGCGATCAACGCCGCCAACGTGGAGCAGCGGGCCTACGAGCTGGGGCTGGGCCGGGTGGGAGAGGAGCTGTCGGAGGGCGCCAAGGTGCAGGCCCGTTGGAACCTGATCCTGGAGCAGACGGGCGCCGCCCAGGGGGACGTGGCACGCACCGCCGAGGGCTATGCCAACACCCAACGCCGGGTCAACGCCGAGATCGAGGACTTTCGAGCCCGGTTCGGCGAGGCCATCCTGCCCGCCTTTCAGGAACTGCTGGCGGTGGCGCCACAGGTGGTGGACCAGCTGGAGCAGCTGGTGCCCTCCCTGGTCGCCATCATCGACGTGGGAGCCAAGCTGGTGCCGGTGTTCGTGGAGGGGTTCAAGGCGATCGTGGAACCGCTGGAGGAGGTTGACAGATTCTTCGGGAGCGTCGGAGCGGCGGTGCGGTCGGCCTTCGGGGACCAGGCCCAGGGCCGCATCCTCGCCTTCAACAACGCCCTGGACCGCCTGGACGACGCCTTGGAGGCCGGAGAGGACCCGGCCGAGTCGCTGGGCGCCTCGCTGGGCAGCCTGGCCGACAAGGGCCTCCTGACCGCCGACGCGCTGGTGCGCCTCGGGTCCCGGGCCGGGTTCAGCAAGGACGAACTGTTGGACTTCGGGCGCGAGGTGGCGGCGTCTGGACAGGCGATGGGGCTGACGGAGGGCCAGGTCAGGGCCATCGCCGATGCCGTCTCGGTGCTGACCGGGCAGCTGGGGCCTGACATAGAGGCGGTGCGCCAGCAACGAATCGAGTTTGAGCTGCTGGGGAAGGTGCGGACGCCGCAGGTGTTCGTGGACCTGCCAGCCCTGCTGGAGGCGGTCCGGGTCAAGCAGGCGGAGTTCGTCGAGCGGTTCCGGGAGGGCATCGACGTGCTGGCGGAGGCGCCGGAGGTCTTGGACGTCTCGGCCAAGCAGATCGTGGCGAACCTCACCGAGCAGGTGAACGCCGCCGCCGAGTTTCAGGCCAACCTGGTGCGCCTGGTGGCGGCCGGCCAGGACGACCTGGCCCGGGAGCTGAGGGAGAAGGGGCCCGGCGTGGCGGGGGCCCTGGTGGAGTTCCTAGAGGACCCGACGCTGGCGGCGGAGGCCGAGCGATTGGCCGAGGGGCGGGGGACCGCCATCAGCCGGGGCATCGCCACCGGACTGTCCAAGGAGCTGGTCAACCTCCCGGAGTCGGCGAAGGCCGGCCTGGACGCCCTGAGCCAATTCCTCTCCGATCCGGCGGTGTTCAGCGCCGTCGAAACGGCGGTGCGGGGCGGAGCGATCTCGGTGGGCGTCGGCTTCCGGGACCAGTTGGACGCCGAGTTTGGCCTGTTGACCCAGGGCTCCCCGGTGCTGCGCGCCCAGGTGGTGGCCCTGATCAGGGGGGCCGACCTGCCTCAGGCCGTCAAGGACTCGGTGCTGGCCGCCTTCGCCGCCACGGATGTGTTGGACATCGTCGAGGAGGCCGGGGAGACGCTGGCGTCTCGCTATATCAAGGGTCTGAAGGGACCGGGCGGCCTGGCGGTGTCCTCGCCGTCCAAGGTCATGATCGCCCTGGCTAAGCAGGTGGCGAAGGACTTCGCCGGCGAGTTCGAGAAGTCCTTCGCCCTGGACGTGCCCGATTCCGCCACGGCCGGCATCGCCTCCGACCTCACCTCTGGTTCGGCCCGGTTCCGACTGCGCCAGGCGGGCGGCACGCTGGCGAACGCCGTGCTGGAGGGCATACGGTCGGCGCTGGACCAGGCGGCGCTGCAGCCGGAGGTGGAGGAGCTGGCGTCATCGTTCACCACCGCCGGGCCGGCCTTCGCCCAGGCCCTGGGGAGCGCCCTAGATTCCGCCGACCTGTCGAACGTGATCGTGGACTCGGTGCGCGACGCCTTCGGCGGGCTGACCGTGACGGCGGTGGCCGAGGACGCCGGGACCTCGGTGGCCCAGGCGTTCTTGAAGGGAATCAGGGGACCCGGGGGTCTGCAGATATCCTCGCCCTCCAAGGTGATGATCGAAATAGCCCGCCAGGCGGTCTCGGACTTCCGGGCCGCCGCCCAGCTCGAGCTGTCGTCGGGTCTCGCCGTTTCCCTGCCCGTGTCGGGGGGCCTGCGGGGCGTCACCCCGGCCGCCGCGGTCGGCGGCCCGGTGGTGAACCTGACCGTCATCGGCTCCGGCGACCTGACCCGGGGGGCGGCCCGCGGGGCGGCCATAGCCGGCCAACTGGTGTCGCTGATGCGGGTGGTGCGCCGGTGAGCGGCTGTTCGCGCCTGCGCCTGGCGACCGAGACGCTGGACGGCGTCTACCACCTCCACCCCTACAGCTGGGACGGCCTGTGGGGGTTCCCCGGCCGCCGGGGCGTCAACGTGCCGGTGATCGGGCGGCCGGGCTCCTACCGGGTCGAGGGCAAGGAGACGGAGGAGCGGATCGCCACCCTGGGCATTCAGATACGCCGGCGCAGCTCGACGGGGACCATCACCCTCCCGGGGGGGGCGTGCGAGCACGTGGAGGCCAACCAGGACCTGATACTGGGCCTGATGGGGTCCGACGACCTGCAGACGCTGGAGTGGGACGGGTGCGACGGGGTGATGCGCTACCTGGAGGTGGAGTTCGTGGAACCGGCTCCCATAGCCCACGTGGGGTTGGAGCGACAGCTGCCGGTGGTGCTGCGGGCCCCCTATCCGTATTGGCGGGAGGCCGACGTGTCCAGCCCGATCACCGGCGGGCCCACCAACGTCAACCCCGGCGGCAACGCCCCGGTCGAGGACTGCACCCTCTCCTTCGCGGCGGCGGGCCGCATCACCAACGCCCTGGGGCCCGAGCACGTGGAGGTGGACCCGGCCCTGGGGGACGGCAACCCGGTCGCCTTCGACTGCCTCACCGGGTCGGCCGTCCAGACCGGGGTGGAGGCGGCCAAGACGATCGTGTCTATCGGGAGCGACCGGCTGTTCCGCCTGAAACCGGCGGTCAACAACCCGTTGACGGTGACGGCGGGCACCGTGACCGTGACCCACCGGCCCACCTGGTGGTGATGCGCGGGATTCCGCGCAGGGTTGGCGGCTGATGGGCTGGCGCGTCGAGGTCTGGACCCACCCCTCCACCGGCACCTTCGAGCGGCGGATCGCCAAGCTGCCGGTGATCGAACAGTCGATCACCTACCGGCGCACGGCCGGGCCGGGCGAGGTCCGCCTGACCATCCCGCCCCGCTACCCCCAGGTGGGCCAGCTGCTGCGCCGGGACCCGATCACCAAGGCGAACGAGCACAGGTCGGTGGTGCGGGTCTATCGGGACGGTGACCCGGCCAACCAGCCGTCGCTGGAGTTCGTGCCCACCAACCTGCCCGACGTTATCTCGTCATCCACCAAGCCCATCGAGGTGACCGGCGAGCCCCTGCTGTCGGCGTTCCTCGGCGACGCCTTCGTATGGGCCTGGGATCACCCCGCCTACCAGTTCCCCGACTGGGTGTGGGGCGGCCCCAACCTGCTGCAGAACCCGGGGTTCGAAGAGGGGGTGCCCCGTCCGGGGATTTTCGCCGTGACGGTGGTGGGCGCCACCGGCGGGACCCTGACCATGACCTACAACGCCGCCACCACCGGGGCCATAGCCTGGAACGCCGACGGCCCAACGGTGGCCGCCGCCCTGCTGGCCCTGGCCACCATCGATGACGTCCAGGTAACCGGGACGGGCACCATCACCGATCCCTGGGTGGTGCAGATCGACGCGCCGCCCGGCCAGTTCGTCCTCACCGTGAACGGGGCCGGCCTGACCCCGGCGGGGCCGGGGGTGTACGTCTATTCCGAGACTCGCCAGCTGGGGGCGGTGGGCATCCCCAGCGGCTGGACCAAATCGCTGTTGGGCCCGGACTTCACCGTTCTGCACGGGGAGCAGGACCTGGACAGCTTCCGCCTCACGGTGCCCCCGGGCGAGCCGGCGGACACCGGCACCTACGCCATCTACTGGAACCCGGTGCCCGAAGCGTTCCCCGGCATTCAGCAGCTGGTGGCGGTGGGGCCGGGCTGGCCTCTCTACGGGGCCTCCATACGAACCCGGCCGCTGGTGGCCTCCGACCGCTGGGTCATCGTGGTGCGGGATCGGGACGAGAACCTGATCTCGGACCGCTTCGCCACCACCCTGGCGGCCGGCGTCTACTCGGACCTGGCCGTCGCCACCCCGTACTACGTGGTGCCCCAGGGCGTGACGCAGGCCATCTTTCGCACCGCCTGGGAGGGGCCCAGCGGCGGGGGGGCGGCCGTGCAGCAGGACAACGCCTTCCTGGGCGTGGGGATGCCCAAGGCCACCTGGGGCAAGATCGTGCGGGAGCTGCTGGACGACTGCGTGCTCAACCACGCCGCCGACGTCCCGGCGCGGGTGGCCCTCGACTTCCTCGACTACTCCGGTTTCAGCGACACTCTGGACTCGGCCGGCAACGCTTGGGTGCGCGAGGAGTCGTTCACGGTCCAGCGCGGCCAGACCATGTTCCAGGTCGTGCAGGCGGGGCACGAGCAGTTCGGGTACCTGGCCCGTATTGTGCCCAAAGCCGTGCCGGTGGGGAACCTGACCCACGACCTGGAGCTGTTCAACCCCGGCGGCATGGGCCAAAGCCCGCCCACCCGGCACCTGATGGTCGGGGCGGGCGTGACGGCGGGGCCGATAAGCCACGGGTCCCTGGCGGGCAACGCCGTGCTGGTCGAGGGTTTCGGGGGCCTCATCTCGCGCGCCGAGGACGCCGCCTCAATAGCGGCGGCGGGGCGGATCGAGCGCTACGTGCCGGCGGCTGAGGCGACCGCCCAGGATTCGGTGGACGCGGTGGCGACAGCCAACCTGGCCGAACTGGCCCGCCAGGGCCTGGGGATCACGCTCGAGGTGATCGAGGGGTCGCTGCCGAACCCCGGCGGGCTGCCGCTGCTGCCCCTGGTCAGCCCGGGGCTGGGGCTGGACGACGAGGTCTGGATAACCGTGCCCGGCCTCATGACCAGGGAGGTGCACCGCCTGGAGGCCGCCACGCTGTCGTGGACGGGCGGGATGCGCCAGGCGCACGGCTCCGTGGCCTTCTCGTCGGAGTCCCTGGACGAGGAGGCCGCCCTGCGGGAGGCCACCCGCATCATGTTCGCCCGCTTCGTCTCCCAGCCGCCGCCCGAGATGGCGAAGACCCCGGTGGCCGTCAACGCCGCCACCGGCCTGATGATCGACGTGAGCGGTGAAGCAGGAGGGTTCACCGTGCGCGTGGCCGCCCACGATGCCAACCCGCTCTCCAAGGCGGCGGCGGACTTCGTCTGCACCGGCACCTCGGCCGACCCCCATGATGAGGTCACCTTCCGCCTGGCCGTGCTGACGGTGCTGGGACAGGGGGACCTGGTGCGCGCCCTCCACAGCGTGCGGCTGCTCCTATCGGAGGGGTCCTTTTACCTGGGCGCCACCCTGAAGGGACTGGACATCGACTTTCCGGTCGGCTCCGACGCGTCGGTCCTGATCGAGGGCATGGGGGCCGATCAGACCTACATCGTCGCCCCCAAGGACCAGGATTGCATTGGCTCCGGGGGCGTACACGGCAATACCTGGCTGGTCGGAATCTCGAACCTCCGGTTGGTGCCGCGGACCGGGGGCGATTCCGGGGGCGCCTCGACCTCGGGCGCAGGCCTGGTGTGGAGCACAAACCAGACCTCGAACCAATTCGTCCGTCACGTGCACTTCGGGGATTTCCCCGGGGCCAACCTCGAGATCACCGGGGCCGCCGGGGCCGACCCCACCACCACGCTGTGGGTGGAGGGCTGCCATTTTTTGCGGGGTGGGACCGTCGCCACCTGGTCGGTCCGGCTCCTCGATGGGACCTTCGCCTTCCTCAACAATCGCATCGAGGACGCCACGGGGATCGGGCTCCTGCTCAGCTCCACCGAGCGCACGATCGTGACCGGCAACTTCTTCCGCTCCTGCGTCACCGGCGTCCTGGTGGAGACCGTGTCGTCGGCCTACATCTACGGCAACCTCCTCCGGGTCTGCGGGGTCGGGATCAAGGTGGATGCCACCGGGGCGGTGGTCGTGGTGGGCCCGAATTACCTGGACAGCAACACGGGACTGGACGTCGACATAACCACGGCGGGTCACCGGGCGGTTGGGAACGTGCTGCGCAATCCCGGTGCGTCTACCTACGCGGTGGCGGCCGGCTCCACCTGGGAGGGCCACCGCAACCAGGGCAGCGGCACCATCGCCGGCGGCTCGACCTTCGTCACCATAACCCACTCTCTGGAGATCGCCCCGGGCCTGGTGCTGGTCATCCCCAAGGCGCAGGAGACGCTGTGGGTGACCAACGTCACCGCCACCACCTTCGACGTGAACCGGCCGGGGGCGGTCGGGGCGCTGGACTTTTTCTGGACCGCCGCCCAGTAGCTCCGCCTACGACCGGGCCGCCACCCTCAAGCCGTTCGGCGCCGGGCCGCCGCGGCGATACGCCGGCGGGCCAGCCAGGAGTGGATTGAACCGGCCAGGGTCAGGACTGAGATGAAGATGAGCCCCCACACGATGCCGGTGGAGACGGGGCGGGGGCGGGGCGGGGGGTAGGCCAGGGCGAGGGCGGCGAGGACCGTCGCCACCACTTGGCTGGCGCCACGGAGGCGTTCGTGGATGGCATCGGCTCGCAGCAGCAGGGGCAGCAGCCCGTCGAGCCCCTGGCGGTCGGCCGCCCGCCGGTCGGAGCGGATGGCGCGCAGCATGGTGGCCGACAGGACCAGGCCGATCAGCCCCGCCCCCCCGAACAGCACGGCCTCGATCAACGCCTCCCCCATCGCCTTTCAGCGGCCTCGATTCGAGCCTTTAAGACCTCGGTCTCGGCCTCGGCGTCGGCCCTGTCCGGGTCCGGCGGGCCCTCCGGCCGCACGACCACCGTCATCGTCACCAGGACGGCGGTCAGGGCCAGGGCCAGCACCAGGGCGGCCGCCCAGGCAGTCCCGGTAGAGGCGGCTAGGCCCACGGCCAGCAGGACGCCGACCGCCACGCCGGCCAGCAGGCGCCTCACCGTTCCTCCGACGCCGGGGATATGAGGTCCACCGCCTTGGCCGTCAGCCTGGTGTTCTCCAGGGCGTGGGTCCGCCAAAAGTCCTTCTCGGCCACCGTCCGCCGGTGGACCCGGCCCGGCACCCACCACTCCTTCAGGGCCCCCCACACGATCGTCACCAGCAGGCCGACCACTCCTCCCGTCTGCACCACCTGGTTTAGCCCCTCGAGGTCCACGGGCGGGAGGGTAGGGACGGGGGGGCCGGTCGGGGGGCTAGGGTTGCCCTCGTCCCCGACCGTCGGGGGCCACGCACCCGGAAGGAGTGCCCGTGCGCAAGACGGCCATCATTCTCGTTACCCTGTCACTGTTCGCCGCCGTAGCCCACGTGGGGCCCGCTGCGGCCCCCGTTACGGCCCCGGCCCGGGAACCCCACCCACCCGTCCTCCGCCGGGCTGCGGTGTTCAGGGCGCCCGATTCGGTCATCTGGACCTTCGCCTGGGATGAGTCCGCCGCCGCCGAAGCCGGGGCGCTGGCGCGGGGGTTGCAAATCCGCCAGGAACGGCGACTACAGGATGAGGGGGGTGAGGACGTGAGCCCTGCCGCTCCGGCGGAGGCAGTCAATGGTCCCCCGCGGCCCGCACCCGCCCCCCTCGCCTCCGAAACCCTGGTGGCTTTGCTCGCCGCCTACTTCGCCCCCGCCGACGTGGAGCGGGCGCTGCGAATCGCCTGGTGCGAATCCCGCTACGACGTCAACGCCACCAACCCTTGGTCGGGGGCCATGGGCCTGTTTCAGCACATGCCTCAGTATTGGGTCGACCGCTCGGCGGCGGCCGGCTGGGCCGGGGCCTCGGCTTACGACCCGGAGGCCAACGTGGCGGTGGCGGCCTGGCTCGCCTACTCGGACGGGTGGCGCCACTGGAAGGCCTCGGCTGCCTGCTGGTGACGGTCCCCGGACCGTAACCTGGGCCCATGAAAACCCAGCAGGCCCGGGTCGCCTTCGCCGAGCACATCACGGGGTTCTGGAAGGCCGGGGCGGAATACGGGAAGCCCCACGGGCTCGCCTCGCTGCTGGTCCCGGTCGAGTTTTTGACCACGCTCCGGCCCTCCGGTCGGCTGTCGCTGCTGGTGCACCCCACCGCCGCTCCAGCCTTCCAGGCCCTGGCGTCGGTGCTGCTGTTCCACGACTACGCCATCCGGGAGTGGGCGTCGGGCACCCTGGCCTGGCGCAACATCACCGGCGCCTCTCGAGCGCGGATCGACGAGCAGGTGCGCACTCAGCGCCCGCTGGCGACCTCGCTGCATGCCCACGGGGTGGCGGTGGACCTCAATCCGTCGGTCAACCCCTACGGGTCCACCCGCACCGACATGTCCGCCGAGATGGTCACCCACGCCCTGGGCATCCGGACCGCCGCCGGCGCCCGGGTGTTCGTGTGGGGCCGGGACTTCCGAGACCCGATGCACTGGCAGGCCACCGCCGTGGCGACCCGGGCCGAGCTGGAGGCGGGGATCGAATCGCAGACCGTCCCCGGCTGGTCGCGGTACCTATCCTGGGCGGGAGAGCAGGAGGACGAGTTGACGCTGCGCAAGGGCGACAGGAACGAGCTGGTGGGGTTCTACCAGGCGGCGCTGAACGCCTGGCCGAACCGTCCCTTCCAGCTCCTGGCCGAGGACGACGTGTTCGGCGACGCCATGGAGGCGGCGGTTCGGGCCTACCAGGCGGCGGCTCGGGTGGAGCAGACGGGGGTCATCTCGGGCGCCCTGGCCCCGGTGCTGGCCCGCTATCACCCCGAGATTTCAGGCGGCGCCCCGCACAGCCATGCGGGCACCGCCGCCGTGACGGTGTCCTGATCAAAGGAGGTCGAGATGATGAGGTATCTGCAGGTCGTGGCCGAGCCGGGGGTGGTGTCCGCCGCCGTGGTGGTGGGCATCGTCCACGCCCTCGGCTCAATAATCAAACAGGCGGTGGCCCGAGTGCGGGCCTGGTGGCCGAAGTTGGACGGGGGCTGGGTGACCGCCTTCGCCATCGGTGTCGGCACCCTGGCGTCATTTCTGTTCTCGCTCCGGGTCGCCAGCGCCATCAACGAGCTGGTGTCATCGGCGGTGGGGTCACAGATCACCCTCCGGGCCCTGCCGGAGGCGGTTGAGTACCTGATCGCTGGCACCTGGATAGCCCTGCGGGCGGGGTTCCTGGCCGACCAGCAGGCCGCCAGCACGCTAACCCTCCCGGTCGTCGGCCAGGACTAGGCTTCAGCGCCTACGGCTGGGCTCCTCCGGGGGCTCGTCGTTCCCACCGGGGGGCCCGCCTTAAGCAAGCGGGCCCCCCGGCTAATTATCGGTTGACGCGCTGCCCACCCCGTGGTACAGTGTCGGCATGGGAACGACGCTGAAATCCTACGCCGGAATTCTGACCTGGCGGGTCGACCTAAACCTCATCGATCTGGCCGTGCGCCGGTGCTTAGAGGCGGTGCGTCTGGTGCGGGTGGGCGACCCCTTCTCCTGGTTCGAGGCCGAATTGATGCGCATGGCCGAGCCCGACGGCGACGACGCCGCCCGGCTGGCCTATTGGGCCTGTCACCGCATTCCCTCCGGCATCGGGCTGGGGCTGGCGCATCGGGCCTACGACTGGGAGCGCAGCCGGGCCACGGTGGCGGTGCTGCTGCGGCTGCGGCGCCGACGCTTGCGGGTCCGCGCGGAGCGGTTATGACCAGCCGGCACTCCGAGCAGTTCCTGCGGGCGACCCTGGCCCGCTACTACGACGCCGAGGCCGGCCGGCTGCTGGAGGTGAGCCGCGAGCGGGCCCGGCAGATGCGGCTCGAGATGGGCGTGCCGCGTCCCCCCGACCGCCGGTCGGTGACCCGCAAGCGGGTGGTGGAGCTGCTGCGCCAGGGGGTAGCTCCCAAGGTGGTGGCCCGGGCGGTGGGGCACGACCCCAGCTGGGTCCGCAAGATCGGGCGGGCGGCGGGGTGGAAACCCCGGCCGGCCGCGCTGGCCCCCTGCGGAACTCGGGCCGCCTACGAGCGGCATCGGCGCCGGGGGGAAGCGGTAGACGTTGAGTGCAACGCCGCCAACAACGCGCGGCGACGGGAACGACGACGAGGAGGTGCGAGGTGACGACCGGGGAGCTTTCCCTGTTGCGCTGCGGAGCCTGCGGGGGACTGACGTTCGAGGTGCACGACTGGTCCGCCATGACGGGCCGGTGCACCGCCTGCGGCGAGTCTTGCGGGGCGTGTCGGGGTTCGGGCTGGGTGTGGGTGGCCGGGCCGGAAACGGGCGACGCCGTCCCCGAGGTCTGCCCCCACCTGCTGGTGCGGTCGTGAGCGGCCGGGCCATCATGTGGGCGGGCGTGCTGGGCACCTACCTCTGGCTGGCGGTCCTGACCGGGCGGCTGCTGCGCGACCGCATTCGGGCCCGCCTGTTCGATCGTCTGTGCGAGGGCTGCGAGGTACGCCCCTGGCGGGTGGCGCTGGAGGATGCCGGCGAGCTGTGGTGGCTGTGCACCGGCTGCGCCGAGGCTTGGTCGGTGAAGCCGTGAGCCAGGCCAGCCTGATACTGGGGATGCTGTGGCGGGCCGGCCCCCGGGGCGTCTGCACCCGGGAGCTGCTGGAGCGGAGGATGCCCCGGTACGCCGCCCGCATTCACGACCTGCGGCGCCGGGGCCACGCCATCATCACCATGGACTGCGACGACCTCGATCACGGTCACCGCACCCGCCAGGTGCGCTACGTGTTCACGCCGCCCGGGCCGCCGATACTGCCGGCGGGGGCGCTGGCAGTCAGGTTGTCCCAGCCGTGAGGTGGTCGCTGCTGCTGTGGCCCTTGGTCGGGCTGCTCACCCTCGTCACCGCGATCGGCATATTCATAATCCTGGGCGTCGCCTTTAGGTGGGCGGTCGGGGGGTTCACCGGGAGGCGGGGACGGGACCACTGGCTGCCGGACGTCATGACGGGCTGCGGGGTCGTCGTCGCTCTGGTCCTGCTGGGCGTCCTCGGCGGCCTCGTGGTCGGCAGCCTGATGGGGCCCGGGTGACCTGTCCATACCGCAAGCGCACCTGCGCGCCGGTGTCCGTGGTCGGGGCCGCCGGCCTTCTGTACGACCTGTGGACCACCGCCGAGGTCTGGCTGCACCGCCACGACCATCGCCGGTGCTTGCCGGCGGGCGCCGGTTGGTGGCACCCCGACGATGATCCCGTTGATCTGCACCTGGAGCCGGAGGTTTACACCTACGCCCGACACCCCCTGCAGCTGCGGTGGCCCGGGGCCTGGCGGGTGGTGGCGTCGTCGCTGTTGCTGGTCAAGACCAGCCGGCACCAGGTCGAACTGGTGACCGAGGCGCTGTTCCGGCGCTACGCCGAGCCGGTGGACCTGCGGATGGCGGAGGGTGAGCTAGAGCGGCTGCTGGGACCCCTGGGCCTGGCCGCCAACCGGGCCCGCTACCTGCGGGCGATGGGCCTGGCCTGGCATCAGTTGGTTGAACCCCTGGGCGTGAGGCCGCCGGCGGAGTTCGTGGCGGGCCTGCCCGGCTGCGGCCCCTACGTGGTCCAGGCCTATCGCATCTTCGCCCTGGGGGAGAACCTTGAGCCGGAGACGGTGGGCGACCCCGTGCTGCGGCTGCACCTGGAGTTGCGGCGGGCTAGGGTGCCGCGGTGACCCGACGGCATCTGAACAACCGCGTGCCACGACACAAGCGTGTGTCCAAACGGGAGCGGGATGCTCGGGCGCTGGCCTTCGCCGCCACCCTGCTGCAGAGGGCCCTGGCGGGGGGGCATACGGTGGTGGGCGTCTTCCCGGTGGAGGGTGGCGGAGTTTCCTATCACTTCGCTTACACGGTGGGCCGGTGCCTGCGGGGCTGGCCCGAGCTGATCGCCACCGGCGTTTCCAACCTGGGCGACGCGCTGCTGAACTGGGTCGACGCTCACTGGGATGCTCACCCCGGCCCGGGGGTCCGCTGGCCGGTGTCCGAGGGCGCCATCATGACCGTGCCGGTGCCCGAGGACCAGCGTGACGACCACCTGACCATGGTGCAATCGCTGCGGTTCGGGCCGGGCGTGCCGGCGGACTGGTCCGCCTTGCAGGTGGTGTGGCGGACCGACGCCGGCCTGTGGCCCTGGGACCTCTCGGACCCGACCCTGCCGGTGCTGGCCGGCCCGGACTGGCGGCCGGCGTGACCATCACGGCGGAGGCCGTTCACGGCGGCGACATCGTGCGCCTCTCAGAGGAGGAAAAACGCGCTCTGGTCGAATCGTTTGAGGTCGACCCCCGATCTCGTCCCCCCGAGTTGTCGGTCTGCTGCCCCACCCGGGGCCGCCCCGACGCCTTCGGCGCCATGGTGGAATCGGCGTTCCTAGACCCGGGGGCGCGGGTGGAGGTGGTGGCGTACGTGGACGATGATGACCCGGCGCTGGACCTCTACCGCTCGGTGGTCGCCGGCTGGGCCGAGGTGCGCCTGGTGGTGGGGCCCCGCCAGGTGCTGAGCGGGTGCTGGAACGACTGCGCCGCCGTCGCCCGGGCCCCGTTGCTCATGCTGGGCGCCGACGACCTGCGCTTCCGCACCTGGGGCTGGGCCGACGTGTTCAGCCGTACCTTCGCCGCCTTGCCCGATCGCATCGCCTACGCCTACGGGCGGGACGGCCACTGGGACCGCGTGCTGGGCACCCACGGGGTGGTCAGCACGGCTTGGGTTGAGGCGGTGGGGTACTTCTGCCCCCCCCACTTCGGCTACGACTACAACGACGCCTGGCTGCACGAGGTGGCGCGGGAGGTGGGCCGGGCCGTCTACCTGCCCTCGGTGCTGACCGAGCACATGCACCCGGCCTTCGGCAAGGGTGCCTGGGACCAGACCCACGCCGACCGGGCCCGCTGGGGCCCCCAGGAGGCCATGGACCTGCTGTACGGCTCGCTGGTGGTCGAGCGGCAGGCCGACGCCCGCAAGCTGCTGACGGCGATGGGCGACCCGTTGGACGGTGACTGAGGAGGTCGCCTGAGTTAACAAATAGGTCAAAAGTCGAACGAAATTGTGAAGGAGAAATGACCGAATGCTTGAGCGCTCAGCTGTTGTGAGGGTGGGTTCCTGATGGGCTCGGACGCCTATCTCCTGGTCGACCGGGCGCCGTCCGGCGCGCTGCTGCTGGAGGTGGGAACCGGGCGTTGGTCCACGCCGCAGCTGGCCCGTTTCGCCGAGGCGCGGGGCACGGCGCTGTTCACCGTTGACCCGAACTCCCAGGCGCTCCTGTGGGCCGCGGAATTTCGGGCGGCGGTGCCGGTGCTGGCGCGGGCCGAGGCGTGGCTGCCGCCCATGCGATACCTGGCCTTCGGCTTCGCCTGGCTGGACGGGTCCGACTGGCCCTACCCGGACCTGCTCCCCGGCTACGAGCGGGACGTGCGGCTGCGGTACGAGGAGCTGGGCCTGGAATATTCGGCGGAGGCCTCCGCCGCCTCGCACCTGGCGATCGCTCGAGCCCTGGCGCCCATGCTGGTGCCCGGCGCCGTGGTGGTCTTCGACGACACCTGGTTCGGGGATTGGGGCGGGCCTGACCTTGACGGCAAGGGTCGTGACGCGGTGCCCTACCTGCTGGGCCAGGGATTGGCGTTGTTCGACGATGTTCCCGACGGGCCCGGCCACCAGGGCTACGTGGCGCTGGTGGTGCCATGAGGATCGGGTGGATCGGGCTGGGTCGCCTGGGGCTGCCCTGCGCCGCCGTGCTGGCGACCCGGCACCGGGTGCGGGGCTACGACCCGCGGAAGCCGGCGCTCGGTCCCTGGGAGGCGGGGCTGGGCGACCTGTTGGACGAGGTGGGGTTGCCGCCCGCCACCTTCGGCCACATCATGCGAGAGGTCCTGGACGGCACCACTCGACAGGAGTACTTGGTCTCCGTTGACTCGCCGGCTGAGGCGGTCGAGGGCGTCGATGCCGTGTTCGTGGCGGTGCAGACCCCGCACGAGCCGGCGCTGGACGGCACCCATCCCGACGATGGTACCCGGGCGGACTTCGAGTACGGGTACCTGTTGCAGGCGGTGCGGGAGGTGGTGCCGCACATGAAGCCCGGGGCAGCTCTGGTCATCGTTTCCACCGTGCTGCCCGGCACCACCGAGCGGCTGATCCGGCCGCTGGTGCCGCCCTGGGTCACCCTGGTCTACTCGCCGAGCTTCATCGCCCTGGGCTCCGCCATAGCCGACTACCGCAACCCTGAGGTCATCCTGTGTGGGTCTTCATCCGCCGATCGCGAGCGGGCCGTGGGCGTGCTGTGGGAGGTCTTCGACGGGGTGGTGCAAGGCGGTCCTGGGCACCTGATCTACGCCTGCTCGATTCCCTCGGCTGAGCTGGCAAAGGTGGCGTACAACACGTTCATCGGGGCCAAGCTGGCCTTCGCCAACACCGTGGCGCAGCTGGCCGACGCCACCGGGGCCGACGCCGACGAGGTGCTGGGGGTGGTGAAGCGGGCGACCGACCGGCTCATCTCCCCCGCCTACCTGTCGGCCGGCCTGGGCGACGGCGGGGCCTGCCACCCGCGGGACCAGCTGGCCCTGTCCTGGCTGGCCCGTCGCGTCGGGGCCTACGACCTGTTCTCGGACCTGATCGCCCAGCGCGAGGCGCACTCGGCCTGGATCGCCGACGTGGTGGCCCACTGGGCGAAGATGAGCGGGTTGCCGGTGGTGCTGTTGGGCACCGCCTACAAGGCCGGGTCCACCTTGGACGACGGCTCCCCCGCCCTGCTGCTGTTGAGCCAGATCGCCACTCGGTTGTCCGCGGCGGCGCAAGACCCGCTGGTCTTCTCCGACCGGACCCTTCCCCCTTCCGGGACGGGGCGGGCGGTCTATGTGCTGGGGGTGGCCCATGAGGAGTACCGGGAGTTGGACCCGGTCCCGGGCTCGGTGGTCATCGACCTTTGGGGCATCGTCCCGGCGCGGCCGGGGGTCACCCTGGTGAGGCCGGGGAGGCGAGGATGAAGGTTGTGCGTCGATTGCTGGAGCGGTGGGCGGTGCTGTTCCTGACCCGGCAGTTCCCGGGCAAGGCGGTTCTGATTGGACGGTCACCGCCGGGCGGATGGTGGTACGCCCCTACCGACCAGGAGCGACCTCGCGTGGCGGTGGGCACGCCGCCCAAGCCGGTCATGGAGTGGTCAGAGCGTCGTCTCCGTCGGTGGTTGAAGCGGCACCCACAGCCATGACGTGGGATCGACCGGCATAGTATGCCCCCTTTTTCCACTATTCGGCGACGGGCCGGAGGGCGGGCGGCGGGAACCGGGCATCCTCCTGCCCGGGCCGGCGGTGGTCTGATGCAGGGCCCCGCCGGCGCCCGCCGTCCTAATCTTCCACCTGTGAGCCTGGTGCTGACCGTCCCCTGCTGCGCTGTGTGTGGCTCCGACGACCTGGCCGAACCGACGGTGCGTCAGGATGCTCTGTTCCGCCATGGCGGTTATGGGGAGACCCGGGCGGTGGCGCTGCGGGTCTGCGGGACCTGCGGGGCGGCCACGGTGCGCCAGGTCAAGTCGGAGAGGCCGCCGCGGTGAGGTACCGGCTGTCGGACCTCGTTCCTCACGAACCCCCGGGAGGCTGGTGGCGGCTGTTGCGGGGCGGGCCGCGGGCGTGGGGCGAGTACCTGTGGGCTGAGCGGTGCTATTTCCAGGACGTTCGACGGCGTGGCCGTGGCTGACGGCACGCCCTGGGAGCGCCAGAAGGGCGAGTCGACCAAGGCTTTCGAGGGGTTCCGCACCTATCGGGACTTGGGCGCCGGCCGGTCGCTGGTGGCCGCCGCCAAGGCCCTGGGCAAGAACAAGGCAGTGCTGTCGGAGTGGTCGATGCGCCACGAGTGGGTGCGGCGGGTCGACGCCCACGACGCCAACGAGGACCGGGTGCGCCGGGCCGCCCACCTGGCCGAGGTGGAGCGCATGGCTGCCCGCCACGCCACCGCCGCCCAGGCCACCCAGGAGGCCGTCATGGCCCCGGTGCGGGCCGTGCTGGAACGCCTGCGGGCCGACCGCGAGAAGGAGTCCACGGAATTCTTGGACGCCCTGACCTCGGGCTCCCCCGCCGCCGCCATGGAGCTGGCGCTGGCCTCCGCCGGTCGGCTGCCCGCCCTGCAGGCCGCCGAACGCCTGGCCCGGGGTGAACCCACCGAGATTATCCGGTCGGCCTCGGTGGTGGTGGAGGCCCGGTCGGTGGAGGACCTGGCGAAGACGGTGGAGGCGCTGGCGGTGGCCGGGGTATTGTCCCTGCCGCTGCCCGACCTCGAGGTGATCGAATCCCAGGAGGTGGAGACGGCATGAGATACGGATGGGTGGTGTTGAGCGCCGCAGCCGGCGCGGCCGTGGGCGCTCTACTGGCGGCCTGGGCCGAGGGAAGCTGGCGCCGGCCGCAGGTGGTCGAGTTCGGGGCGATCTGCGCCGCCTGCGGCGGGTTGATCAGCCTGCTGGCGGTTTCGGGGTGGCTCTACTGATGGCGACCTACGAGGAGGTGGTCGCCAACGCGGTGGCCTGGCAGCGCCAGAAGCGCGAAGATGGCAAGCGGACCCGCTATGACGCCGCCTGGGCGCAGCGGTTCATCGGCGCCGGCTTGCACCCGGTGACCCGTCTGTCGTTGCGGGGTGACGCCGAGACGTGCGGGACCTGCATTCATGCCGTGGAGGTGGGCGGGCACGCCAGGGACTATTGGAAGTGCGACCTGCGCATCACGTCATCCGAGGCCACCGATATACGGCTGCGATGGCCGGCTTGCGTGAAATGGCACCCGAAGGGGTGACGGCCTGGGCTGAGCGCATAACGGCCCTGCCCGTCGACCGGCGCGCCGCTCTGGAGCGGGCGCTGTCGGTGGAGTTGCCCCGCTACGTGCCGGTGCGGCCGTTCCCGAAGCAGATGGCGGCCCTGCTGCTGGTGGACTGCCTGGAGGTGCTGTACGGGGGGGCGGCGCGGGGGGCTAAGACCTGGTGGTTGCTCATGGAAGCGCTGCGCTACGCCGACCGCCGGGGGTACGGCGCCCTGCTGCTGCGGAACACCATGACCGACCTCGAGCAGGAGCCCGACGGGTTGGTCCCGCTCTCGAAGACCTGGCTGGAGGACACCGACGCCGCCTGGCACCCGGGCAAGGGGGGCGGGGGCTACTGGCGGTTCCCCGCCGGCGCCACCCTGTCGTTCGGGTACCTGAAGGACGCCGACGATCACCGCCGCTACAAGGGCGTGGCCTGGCAGATGATCGGTATCGACCAGGCCGAGGAGATCAGGTCGGCCCAGTACCTCTACATGTTCAGCCGCCTCACCCGTCCGGCGGGCTCCGACCTGCCCCTGCGGTTCCGGGCCACCGCCAATCCCGGGGGGCGGGCCCACGACTTCTTGGTCGAGCGGTTCGACCTGCTGGCGCAGGGCCCCGATCCCCGCACCGGCCGGGCCTTCATGCCGGCGCGGCTCGAGGACAACCCCGGGGTGGACCAGGCCGCCTACGAGCGGTCGCTGGCCGAGCTGCCGGAGGTCGAATACGCCCAACTGCGTCACGGCGACTGGGGGGTGACGGTGGCCGGGGCCATGTTCAAGGTCCAACACCTGGCCGCCGCCATGGACTGGCCCAGGGAGGCCAGGCTGGTGCGGGCCTGGGACCTGGCGGCCACCGAGGCCGTGCCGGGCACCGACCCCGACTACACGGTGGGGGTGCTGCTGGCCCGCCGGGGCGAGGAGGAGTGGGTGGTGGACGTGATGCGGGACCGGGTGGCGCCCGACGGGGTCGACCGGATGATGGCCGCCGCCGCCCTGGGGGACGGTCAGAACGTGCCCATCGTGGTCGAGCAGGAGGGGCGGTCGGCGGGCCGCCGCGAGGTGGCCGCCATACGCCGGGCCCTGCGGGGTCACCGGGTGTACGGGGTGCCGCCGGTGGGGACCAAGCCCGAGCGGGCGGCACTGGCGGCCAAGTGGGTGAACACCGGGCGGGTCTACCTGCTGCCGGGCGCCTGGGTGCCCGAGTTCGTGTCGGAGCTGCGGTCGTTCCCGCAGCGGTCGGGCCACGACGACCAGGTGGACGCCTTCGCCCTGGCCCATAATTGGCTCGACGGCCGTGGGCAGGGCCTGGCGGTGGGGGGCCAGATAGCCGCCGGCCGGATACCGGAGGAGCAGAGCATGGGCTGAGGCGAGACCAAGGTCCGCCCCGAGGACCGGGCCGCGCTGGAGGCGCGGCGAAAGCGAGACGAGGAGTACGCCCGGGCGCAAGCCGGGGTGCGGCGACGCCGCGAGGCCGAGGCGCGGGCGCGCTACGCTGCCCGACAGGAGGAACGACGAACGAGGAGGAGAGGATGATCTCCGAATATCGACAGCGAGCCCTGTGGCGCGGCGGCGGACTCAGCTGGCCGATCCGTCTGCGGCTGCTGCTGCTCATACCGGGTTCGCGGGCATGGAATGGGTGGGTTCGGAACTTCACCGCTCGGCTGGAAGGGTTCGCCAACTACGAGGCTGAGACGACCGAGCCCGAGGCCGTCCCGGCGCCCGAAGCATGAGCGCCGCATATCTACCCGGCCAGGATGCTCGGCGGATCGCCGCCGACTTGATCCCGGCCCACCATCCCCACCTGGAGGACGCGCCCCTGCGGTACGTGCTGCGGGAGCCGCCAGCCAAGAAGAACAACCGGGTTCGCCTGGGCGTGGCCCGGGTGGTGTCCGGGCTGGGCGCCTACTTCGCCGGCACCACCACCGCCCTGTCCGGGCGCCCCTCGCTGGGGTCCTTCGGCGTGGTGGAGCTGGCGGCGACGCACTGGAACGAGCTGCTGAACGACTCGCAGAGGCAGGCGCTGGTGGACCATGAGCTGTGCCACTTCGCCTATGACGGTGAGCGTCTGAGCATCATGGGGCACGACGTGGAAGAGTTCGAGGCGGTGATCCGGCGTCACGGGCTGTGGTCCACCGACCTGTTCGACCTGGTATCGGCGGGGGCCGACCA